ATCATGATAAAGTATTAGACTATGATAAGGATATTACTTTATATGATACTTTAAAATCTGAAAGGCACTTAAGTCCATTTGAACATGTGGCATTTCCTGAAGCAGTACTTAGTAGTAGTAATTTTAAAGGCTGGAATCAATTGAGATCTTTTATATGAATCAAAAGAAATGTAAGACATTAAGAAAGTTAGCAAAAGGTGTGACTAAAGGACTCCCTTGGGCATCATATGATCATAAAGAAAAGAGATTTTTTAGTAGGGATATGAAGAATAGTGTTCTCCATCATACTCTTACTCTGAATAATAAATGTACTAAATTCCACTATAACAAACTTAAGAGAAGTGCAAATGGGAAATAAAGGTTTTAATGAGCTAGAAGAAAATGTAATATTCTGGGCTAAGGATAGAGGATTATTGGATAATCCTACTCCATTACACAAGGCTACTCAAGCTCTTAAGTGTGTAAGTGAGGTTGGAGAGTTTGCTAATCATGCTGCTCGTGGCTTTTGTATTAAAGATGATATAGGAGATATAGTTGTAACTCTTATCATTAATGCAGCATTACATAATACTTCTGTAGAAAAGTGTTTAGAGTTAGCATGGAATGAAATTAAAGATCGTAAAGGTAAAATGATTAATGGAGTCTTTGTAAAAGAAGCAGATCTTCCTAAAGAGTCTACTCTTTTAGATATTAAAGCTATGCTTAATTTTAAATAGTATGTTTGTATATGTAGATTGTGATGGGGATTTAAATGCTGAAAAAGAAGACTATGATGACACAGGATATGATATTGGAATCTATACAATTAGAGAGATAGTTAGTTTATATGATAGAGCTAATAAGTTAGATGATTTATTAGCCGATATTCTATTATATAAGCGACAAGAACAGGAGATAGTTAATAGTAATGCAGAAACTATATAAATTTCTAGTAACTGAGAATTTAGATAATAATATTGATGGAGAAGATACTACTATTATAAAAGAGGCAGATCCAACTGGACTTTCTAGTAAAGATAAAGGCGCTAAGTTAGATCATGGAAAGCCTGATCTTGGTTTGGTACTCGGTGATTTTAGTAGGGCTTTAATTGAAGTAGGTAAAGTAGGAACCTTCGGAGCTAAGAAGTATTCGGAGCATGGTTGGTTGCATGTACCTAACGGCATCCGAAGATATACCTCTGCTGAACTACGACATCAGTTCTATGATGAGATAGACGGGCCTTACGATTCTGATTCAGGATTATTACATAAGGCACATAAAGCTTGGAATTCCTTGGCAGTTCTTGAACTAGCTTTAAGGGAGTTGGAGGTAGAAAAATAACATAGATGTTATAACGGCTAGATTGCTACGGAACCGTAACCGTATTTTTTTAACTATAGAGGAAACTTTATGACTATTAAAACTAAAGAGTATCTGAGACAGGATGTAGCAGGTTGGGTAGGATACGGATAATACTACAGGCAGCTCTTCTATGCTTAGCGATGAATATCTATCATGAGTCTAGGGGAGAGTCTTTGAAAGGCCAGATCGCAGTAGCAGCTATTACACTTAATCGAGTTGTTGATAAGGACTATCCAACTACCATTTGTAGAGTTGTATATGAAAAGAAAGCTTTCTCATGGACTAAAAGTCATGTAAAGATTAGCGAAGAAGAGTCATTTAATAGGGCCAAAAAGATCGCTCATCAGTACTTACTTGGTAAACACGCCAATCCTATAGGTAATCGTAAATTCTTTAACCATGTAAGACTAGGTAAAAGATTTGATACACCCTATAAACCGATTAGAATTAGTAACATGATTTATTACTAATGAGTATATTTAGGTATTAGAAAAATACTAGCTCTGTGAGATTCAGAGCATCCTTTTCACTATAAATAATAGGAGTTAAAATGAAGAAACTTTTGATATTGATGTTGTTTTGTTCAAGTTTAAATGCAGCCCCTATACTCGGCGTTCATGTTACAAAAACTCCTTCTTGTACTTACAAAAACTTCATGGCTCAAGTGTCGATGCCTAGGGGTACTTCCGTATTTTTAAATGATGGGCCTATGTATAATAAGGCTAGCTTAACCCATAAATCTTTAGGTGTTACCTACATAGACTACGTTATTAGCTCTCCTCAGCTTGACCCTCTTTATATGGCTATGTATAAGAATAGGGTAACACCTAAAGGGGCTGTGTCATACCAGGTTTTCCTAAGGACTATCTTAAAAAGATTTTCCAATAAGCTTACGTTAAATAATAAATGTTTAACTTTTATCGGTAACGCCGCAGAAAGTACCTGGACAGTATCAGAGCCTTTTGGTATACCTGTTTATGATGAACCTACCTGGTTAGGTCTTAATGAGTTCCTACAAGTTTACCCACATAAAGGTATAGATGGAGTACCAGCTAAAATTTACGTTGTAGATTCGGAACGGAATGAACCATTTGGAGTAATTGGATGCCCACCTAAACTACTTCCTGGTAAAGTAACCGGTACAGCTAAGGCTAAAGGATATCAACAGCCTTATGAAAAACTACCTAGCGAAATACAAGAGCACGGAAATATTATGGATAATAACGTGTGTAGTCTAACACATGAGACGACTAAAGTATTTCCAGTTGCTGTATCTGAGGGTGCTGATATTGCGGATAGAGATATAGAGGCAGGGCTTACACAAGTAGATGCGGAGTTAAATTTTCCAGCACATACAGATCAGTCAGTGGTATCACTCTCAGAAGATAAGGCTAACGGTAATAGGCCAGAAGAAGATGCCATGATGACTTCTATTGCTAGTAAGCATAATACACTAGTATTCCAAGCAATGGGCAATAATGGGTTTACTGATCACGGTAAGAAGTATAACCCTAGTATCTTACGAGTTGGTATGTGTGTTGATAATCCAGTATTAGGAGCAGTTACCTTAGCATCCGATTCTGGAGTAGACGGGCCCGACTTCTGTGTTCACATGAGTGGGCTTGCACAGAAAGTAACTGATGGCGGTGGTGTTACAAGTAAACCTGCTTATTATGGTGGCTCTTCTACTGCTACTAGTGATTCGGCAGCAATGGGTACGCTAATTAAAGATCAGTGCCCTTCGGTTAATAGAGATGACGTCTATAAGGCTATGGCTGCTACGGCTACTCCGCTTAAAAAAGACTTCTTGGAAAACTTACCAGATCAAGCTTTAAATAGAGTAGCTCATATAACTAATATAGCTAATAGCCAAGTAAAAACCGGAGTAGTTAACTTTAAAAAGGTCATGGATGAGCTGATGAAGTTGCCGAAGTGTAAACCAATTATTAATAAAAAATGGTATCCAGTAACATTAGGTACAGGTTGGACAGGAAATACTACAACTTCTGATCCAATATTAAATGCATTAATAGGGATAATAGAAGCACACATGCCGAATAGTGCTGATAATGGTTGGTATATTATTAATAACGGTAAAACTATTGTTATTAATAGCTCCTTCCTATACTGGTCAACTAAAGACCCATTAAGCCAAGTACAACCTGCTAGTTATGAGATTCAATGGTCAGCAACTGATCCAAATTTACCTAAACCATAGGAGAACCCAATGCTAACAGAAACAACAAAGTATCGAATCATCGCTATAGATGGAGAGTTATGCGAATCTATCCTTAGGTTCGATACCTTAGACCAAGTTCATAGGTATATGATCTTAGAAGGATCATCTGATTATGAAGTAGTGCCGGTAATCCACTTTATTAACAACTCATAGGGTTTAAGATATGGATCTATATTTGTTATACTACTTTATATATTATATATTTAATATAGCCACTCTTTCAGATTTTATTTTACTAAGTATATTTTTTACATCTATTATATTTTTAATAGGCAAACTAACGAGGTTATTATTTGATAAAAATTCTACAACCTAAATCTACATATACAATAGACTATCCACAGGCTGTCTCATTTGCTAGACAACAATCTGAAATCTTCTGGTTGCCAGATGAAATAGAAATAGAAAAGGATATACATGATCTTAAAACTAATTTTACTGCTAGTGAGTATCATGGTATCATCTCTGTTCTTAAGCTTTTTACAATCTACGAGTTGTCAGTTGGGAACGAATACTGGAAAGACTATATTTCTAGTATCTTCCCTCGCCCTGATATTCAGCGTATGGCAGCTACATTCTCTTTTATGGAGTTAGGTGTTCATGCACCATTCTATAGTAGACTTAATGAGCTGCTAGGTTTGGATACTGATGAGTTTTATAACTCATACTTAGATGATCCTATATTAACTAATAGAATGAAGTGGATAGGAAAGCGAGTTGAAAAAAGAGATACACATTTTAATAGATTGAAGAGTATAGCAATTTTCTCTATGATAGAAGGGGCTGTACTTTATAGTTCATTTGCTTTTATTAAGCACTTTCAAACACAAGGAAAGAATAAACTTGTCAATATTAATGCTGGTATTAACTTCTCTGCACAAGATGAAGATCTTCATAGTCAAGGAGGTGCTTGGTTATATAACACGTACCTATCTGAAGTTCTATCCGAGAATCCTAATTTCAATATTACAGAGCTTGTAGAAGATATAGTAGATACTTCTAAGATTATATTAGAACATGAAACTGTAATCATTAATAAGATATTTGAGAGAGGTGAGATAAAAGGGATAACAGCTCATCAACTTATAAACTTTGTAGAATCTAGATTAGATATTTGTTTATCTCAATTAAATATTAAACCGATTTATTTACCTAAATATAATCCTATTAAAGATTGGTTTTATAATAACTTGAATAGTTCTGTACTCCATGATTTCTTTGTTCGTCAGGGGTCAGATTATAATAGAAATTGGAGTGAGACCGCATTTAAGTGGAGTGGGTCTTTAGTAAACTATGAGGTCTCTTAATGAATCTGTATAAACAATTATCTAAAGAGAGGAAAGAGTTACAAGATGCTGGAGAGATGCCAGAATGGGTAACAACTAACTCCTATCAAATGCTTAAGGATAAGTATCTAGAAGAAGGAGAGACTCTCAAAGCTAGATTCCAAATGATAGCAAGGACTGCTTCCAGATATATGCCAGAGAGACCTTACTGGAATAAGAAGTTCTTCAATCTACTTTGGAATGGTTGGTTAGCGGCATCTACTCCAGTTCTTTCTAGTATGGGAAGAAGTAAAGGTTGTCCTGTATCTTGTTCTGGAGGGTATATAGATGATAGTGTTTATGGTTTCTATGAAGGACAATTAGAAGCTGCACTTCTCTCTAAAAATGGGTTTGGTACTTCAGGCTATCTAGGAGATATTAGACCTAGAGGAAGTAAGATAACTGGTATGAGAGGGAGTAGTTCTGGAGTTTTGCCAGTCTTCAAAGACTTCGTTCAAGTTAGCAGAGATATTAATCAAGGAAGTAGAAGAGGTGCATGGGCTGGCTATCTACCCATAGATCATGATGATTTCTATGAGCTATTAAACTATATATCTAAGAATCCTGATGATGCTAATATTGGTTGGTGTATATCTGATGATTTTATAGATAGATTAGATAAAGGAGATCCTGATGCTATAGATCGTTATCAGAAGTCTCTAAAGTTAAAAATGATCTCTGGTAAAGGTTATTACTTCTTTACAGATAAAGTGAATAGACTAGCTCCAGATTTCTATGTTGATATGCCAATCCTAGCCTCTAATCTTTGTACAGAAATAGCTCTTCCATCAAATCATGATGAAACTTTTACTTGCGTATTATCTTCACTTAATCTTTCTAAATATGATGAGTGGAAAGATACAGATACAATCTTTGATAGCATAGTATTTCTGCATTGTGTAGCATTAAACTTTATAGAGATTGGGTCTAAGATAAAAGGTCTAGAGAAAGCTGTAAACTTTACACGTAATCATATGGCTTTAGGATTAGGAGCATTAGGTTTCCATACATATCTACAAGATAAGAGTATTCCTTTTGAGAGTTTAGAAGCACATCTTAAGAATATAGAATTATTTAAAGAGATATATCATGAAAGCAATAATGCTAGTAGATGGTTAGTAGATGTATTTAAAGAGTGTAAGGTTACATTTGCTACAGGAAGAGCAAACTCTACTCTATTAGCTATAGCTCCTAATCTCTCCTCATCGTTGATATGCGGTGGAGTTAGTCAAGGTATAGAGCCTATATATAAGAATGCCTATATACAAGGCAGTGCATCAGGAGAAATGGATAGAGTGAATCCCTCTCTTCTTAAAGTTATGAAAGAGAAGGGGGTATATTCTAAAGAAACTATTTCAGATATTATAAAGAATAAAGGAAGTGTACAAGGAGTTGATTGGTTATCAGATCATGAGAAGGATGTATTTAAGACCGCATTTGAAATAGATCAGAAGGCCATCATACGAATGGCATCTACTAGACAGAGATATATAGATCAAGCTCAGTCTATCAATCTATTCTTTAGTGCTGATGAAGATGAAGGGTATATATCTGAAGTTCATCAAATGGCCTTCAAAGACCCCAACATTAAATCTTTATACTATATAAGAAGTGAGTCTGGTGTTAGTACCAGTAAAGGTGAATGTGTAGCTTGTGAGGGCTAATTATGAATGAAATGATTAATGCGTTTGGAATATTTGTATTAGGTTTAATGCTGGTAGGGTGGTTATTCATGGAGATAGACTCAGGAAACCCTTGTAGTCAATTTAGTGATCCTAGTAGGCATGTTATGTGTACATCTGATATGAGACCGGATTTAACTGAGAAATAGTAAATGCAAGAGAGAAGAAGAGAAGCTCAGAAAACTAGAAAATATTGGTATGATCAAAAGCCAGAAGGTACTGAGGAGGAACTTAAAGAAGCTTTTGATATGACATCTGAATATCTATATAAGATATTAGATTATGCTGTATCTAATAAATCTTTAACAAAAGAAGAGTTAGATAAAGAGAGAAGGATATATGCATTTGCTAGACAAGGACCTAAGGCAGGTTACTTTGTACATAATCCTCGTGGTAAATTAACAAGTGCTGATGTCCTCTTTATATTGAGTTCTTATGATCCTTCTATTAAAGTTGCTAAGTTATATGATATGGCCCCTTGTAAGATTAATGAGATTAGAAGAGGTGAGTCTTTAGAGTGGAAATGGGAGTATACCTTCTATACAAGAATGAAGAAGATTATAAAGGAAGGCCTAGCCAAGTTTCAACCTGAACTTCTTCGTAAGAAGATATATAAACTCTCTAAAGTATACTCTCCAGCTAATGCTGAGATCTTAATATATACTACCTCTCATAAGTCAGCTAAGAAAATAAGAGATAGTATTATAAAGAAAGGAGAAATGGCGAAGCTTCTTAAAGATGGTACATTAGATATAATATATCCTATAGAGAAAATAGAGGTAGTGAGATGATAGATCGTAATGAAAGAACTCATGTTGATAATGCATTCTTTGATAAGCAATGGCTTCTAAATAGAAACCCTCATTTAGGAGAATACTTACAGAATGTATTTATTGGATTAGTTCAGGATAATATAGAAACAGAGAAGATGATAGAAGAAGAAGCTTTAGAGAAAGCATATGCTGATCTAATATTCTGTAATCTCTAGACAATAAAAAACCCCTACAGACTTAGTATATTCTACTAGATCTATAGGGGTTTTATTTTGTCTAAAATTTAATTACTTTAAAGCTTCACTCATCTGTATACGAATAAGTTTCTCTCTCTGAGCTACATCTCTTAATTTAGCAGCCTTATTAGTCTCATTAGGATCATGAATGATCTTAGATCGAAGAGTTGCTGTTTCTTTAAGTCTGTATTCAAATCCAGTCTTTCTATTCTGGAGCCCAGCTTGTACATTTACTGATGTAGCTCTAAAGCCTGTTATATCTGCTACTGCTTGTAATGGAGTAAACTTAATATCCCCAAACTTATTGGTAGTAGGTTTATCTTTAAAAGCATCATACATCTTAGCAAACCAACCATGACTACTTAGCCATGCTGGAGTTATCATATTATATGCAAATGTCATACTTTCCCCTAACTGCTGAGAAGCTGAAGCACCTGGAGTTATAATAGATTGTCCAGTAAACTTATCCTTACCAGATAGCATAGCAGAGATTGCACTAGGAGTAGGGCCTCCTAAAAATCCAAACTTATTAAGAACTGTACCACCTGACTTTATTCCAGTTGAAATAGGGCTCTCACCTCCATCCACCTTAAAGTTTTCATAGACTGCTCTAGCAGCAGTTGTGTACTGACTCCAAGGTATTATATAGTCTAAAGGTAGAATCTGTACTCTCCCAACCTTATCTTTAAAAGGTAAGAAAGCTACTCCTGGATTAGTTCTATAATAGTCTGGAAGAGCTTGTCTAAATTTAGCTATATCATCATCATCCCAATCATTAGCCATCATAGCGATGGTAGTTAATAAAGCAGGAAGAGTAGCATATTGAGCAAACTTAATAGGATGATTGACCATAGCTTTAATAGCAGCAGGGCCAGCTTTATAAGAGAATGTTATAAATGGAGCGCCAAATGGTACCCTCCGAAGAGTCTTAACCATACTGTTTACTTGACTATAATCAAATAGAGATTCATTGGCATGTGATGCAGCCTTAGAGAAAATAATTTGTCTTTGAGAAGCAGTTAATTGCTGATCTTTATATCCATTAGGATATTGATCTTTATTCTGAGACTCCCATTGTTGAATATAATCCCTAAAGGATACAGTTTTAAATGTACCTTCTAATAGAGCATAAGCCTTTGATGTACTATTACCTATTTTATGTCCAGCTATTCTACCAAATGCTAGTAATCTTTCATCAGTAAAATGTAAAGCTTGATCTATAGGTGTATTCTCTCTAGCATGAAATTCAATCTGAGCTTTCTTAAGATCATCTCCATAGTTATTATAAATATCCTGTAACTCTACAGCACTCCAAGTGCTACCGAATAGACCATACTGATCTGCCAATCTCCAGTACTCACTTTGATTTCCTGATAAAGTACCAGAGATTTCTTGGTGAAGCATACCTATCAATTTAGCTTTATTTGTAGAAGTAGATAAATCTAATAACGCAAAGTTACCAAAGGTATTTCTAACCCAACTTCCAGGATTTAAAGCAACCATACTCATTTTCCAGAATCTATTGATTCTTTCAAGAGTACCGCCCTGGGCAAAGAACCTCTCTATAGTATTCTTATCGTGTAGAGTATAAGCAGATGTTATAGCATCAAGATCGTTAGCAATCTCTTTACGTACCCACTTATTACTAAGACGGCCTAACTGAGGCTTCTTAGGTAAACGAACGTAGTGTTGTCTTAAGAAGGCGTGTTTATCTTGCTCAGTAGTCTGATTATTAGATAGAGCATGAGAATGAGCTTGAGATAATATTGCATTCTCTACAGCATCTATATTAACTTTAAGAGATTCTGTATCTTTCTTAAGTTGTTCTATTTGAGTATCAGTAGTACCGAATGTATTCTTATCAACTTTAGAGTGTTGATCTATAATAAAATTATTACGATCTAATTGCTCATAAGCTGAATCAATATCCAACTTAGTAGTCCCATACTTAATCTTAGCATTATTAGTCATAACCCAAAATAGATTATTTTCATTAGACATTTGATTAAGAGTAGAGAACATAGTAAGAAGAGTATGATCTCTTAATAGAACTCCTAGAGTTTCAGGTACTAAGAACTTAACATCTTTAATCTGACCTAAGGCTAACTTCTCTCTTTCACTTAAATTCTTCTGAGATTTAGCCCAACTTAGCATAGAAGTTTTCTTGTTGCTACCTCTATATTGATCTACATACTTTAGATAAACTGTGTGTAAGTAAGCATCTTCATTCTTCTCAAAAGAATCTTTATTAATAATATTAAGATCTGCTAATGATCTACCAACGTTTCGTATATTATCTTTAGCATTTTTTACTATATTCTTTTGTATAGGAGTTAAAGGAAGAGAGTCTACTTGTGCATCTTTAGTAGTAAAGTATTCAAAGACTGCTTGATTCTGTAAAGCATTAAGACCATTCAAAGCTTTAGCCAATGCATGAGTACTCTTTTCAACCTGAGATATATTTCCTTTAAAGATATTCTGCATGGAGGTATATGCATCTTGATAGGACATGTTGCCAAATGTTTTAAAAGAGGCAAGTATTGGACTATCATTAATCTTTTGATTTATAACCTTCCAAGCTTTACTACGAATAGTATCTGATAAACTACCAAAGCCATCTAATGTTCCAGTGATAAATGCAGAAGTATCATCTATCAAAGTCATCTTATGAGTTATTAAATCCTCATCTAACTCTTCTGAATCAAATTGCACTTCACCATTACTCTGATAAGGAATATTAGTTTCTGGAGTATCTAAACCTCCATATACCAGATAATTACTGCTATCAAATGGAGTATCTAAATACTTGTCTGATAAGACTTCAAATTGATCATCAACACTCTTAGCTATAACTTGTTCTAAGTCTTGATCAGATATATTATTAGCAAACACATCTCCGAAGACTCTTCTAAACATATGTCTTACTTTTCTAATAAACCCATTAAACCAGTTATCTCTCTGTATCCTTAAAGCAGATCTCTTTTTACCAAGAGATGCACCTAGACCAACTTCCTTATCTACGAATTGTCTATTAAGGAATTTAGCTTTGGCAAGCTCTGCCATGTATTCATCTGCCAATTTAATAGCAACTTCAACAGGCACCTTCTCTCTACCGAACTGAATCACCTGATCTGATGATAAAGTGTTTATATGATTTTCAGGTCGTGACAGATTATAGTCCATTAAATAGGTTTTCCATCTAGGCAAGAGTGAAAGAATATCAGCTCTCATCTTAGGATTATTATTTACTAGATCTAATAAGAATGTATCATAGCCTGTTCTACTTCCAGAGATCTCATCATTACGATTAGTGAATATCTTTCTTAATCCAAAGTGACCTATCACCTCATGAGCAAATGTACCTACTAAACGCTCAGTAGAGTCTATCAGTTTATCATTAAAGTATACAGAACTCTTTCCTTTAGATGTAACTATGAAAGCCCTTTCTTTAGAAGAGAAAGTTCTAGACTTAATACTGTTAGACATGTTAGGTTCATTAGCCCAGTCATGTGTATTAAAATCTTCTATATAATGGAAAGATATATTATCAAGAACACTCTTCTTAAGTGAATCAGTTAACCTTTTAAGAGTAGTTTTATTTTGCTCAAAAGTTGTTTTACTTTGAAAGATACTACCTGATGTATCAAATGAAATTTCGGTAAAGTCACCATTATCATCCTCGTCTATTTCATCATTAAATAAATTATTTTTAGGAGATACTTTAACTGGAGTAGTTCTAGTAACCCCTTCTATCTCAGCCTTCTTAAGACCTAATTGAGTTCTCTCTTGTTGAAGACTCTTGCGAACTTCCAGAGATTCTCCATTATCTTTAGCTTCTTTTATTTCTAAATCTTTATTATAGATAGCTTCTACTACTTGATCGAGGGTATGTAGATCTTCTAGAGAGTATGGAGAAAGATTTGGTTCTATAGAGTTATCTTCTATGACTCCATTATCTACCGTTACCTCTTCAGACTCTAAAGCATCTTTAATAGATTGGATATTAGATAAAGATTTAATCTTAACATCTTCTTCTGCTGGAGTAAGAGCTATATCTTGAAAACCATCTGGCTTCTCACCACGAGCCGCCCTTTCACCTGTAGCCTCTCTAGCAATTTTATTATCTAACATAGATAAGTCAGATTGCTTTACTGCACTAGGTACATCTTGAGAGACAGGAGCTATACCATAACTGAAACCTGGCTTATTGAAGGTAGCTTTATCTCCAGTAATAATATGCTCACCAGATCTAAGTTCAGTCTGAGCAGCTCTAAGTTGAGTCTCAAGTTCTTGTTGAGAATTACCTCTAACTAATATTTCATCTCCAGAGATATGATAAGCATCAGAGTGTTTAGCTATAACCTTAGCAACAGTCTTTAATAGTTCATTACCTGCATCATGCCCTAGATTATCATTAATATATTTTAATGAATCTATATCAACAGATGCAACGAAGGGAGGTGGGGCTAGCTCAGTAAATGCTTTCTTATTAGGAAGGCCAGTAACTGAAGATGTTCTTAATTCCTTGTTAGCATCAGCCAAGTCTGATTTAAGAGTTCTATTCTCTGCTATCTTTCTATCTAATATTAGTTTAGAGTATCTATCACGTTTAGAAGTGTTGTCTCTTCTATCAAGTACTGGCTCTGGAGTAGACTGACTAACTTTGGAAGAATCTACAATAGATTCTAAATTATTATTAGTATTAAGATGAGTTACTAAAGCATCTCTCCTAGCTATAATATTAGGAAGCTCTTCACTATCTTTAGGTAACTGCTTAATAGTATTATCTAAGTTTTCAATTTGAGATTGTATTATCTTAGATCCATTATTGCCTACTTTTTGCTCTTGAGTTTGCCCAGTTTCTTGTCCGCTTGTGTGAAGTCCTGTGCTACTTTCAGAGGTAGGCCCACTTGCTTCCTGAACTTGGGGTTGTGCTCCGCTACTAACATCAGTCGTTGCTGTGCTTTCGATTTGGTTGGCATTAATGCCCTCTATAGGCTGTATAGTAGTTTTATTATCAAATGCAGATGTAATATCATTTACATTCGGAGCTTCAGGAGACACAGTATTATCTATAGCTGCTGGACTACTATCAGTCACATTGGCAGTTCCAGATAAATTATCTGGATTAAAAGATTCTGGAGTTACTTTAGTAGCTTCATCTACTTGCTTAGTAGCTTCTTGATCCTGTTGTTTTACTAGGTCTTCTTGTTTAGATAAAGACTCATGAGATCTTTGAATTAAATCGAGGACAGTCTTTGCTTCAGATACTTTAATAGCGTCAGGTTGAGAACTCTCTTGTTCTTTCTGAATTATACCATCTAAATTAGTCTTAGCAGCATTATAAATTTCTTGGTAGGCAGGAGCTTGAGTATCCCCTACATTCTTGAAAGTATTATTATATTTAGTATATGCATTTATTACATCTTTATTCTGGAACTTCTCACCTGTAAGCGGATTAAGATCTTGTACTGCTTCTGAGTGATCTACTGGTTTACTTCCAATAGAACCAGTCACATGAGCACCACCTGCCCCTACTCCACCTAACACACCTCCAGTAACTGCACCTTCTGCTAATGCATTAAGAGTACCATCCATAATATTCTTATTAGGATCTACATACTTCTTAGTGGCAGCATTAGAGATGAGTTGTTCATTGTAAGACTGTGGAGCTTCTTGTAGAGCTTCTTCAGCAAATCCTTTACCAACTGACTTAATAATACTCTTAGTAATCTTTCCACCTGAACTAGCTAGAATACTTCCTAGAGCACCACCACCTGTAGCCACCCCAATAATACCAGTAGATGCAGCAGTCTGTCCAAATACATCAGATGCAGCCTTCCCTGCTATATCTTCTCTAGCTTTCTGTTCTCTTTGATCTAATGGAATAGATTGATCTTGAGATACAAGAGAGCTTTGAAACTCTGGGCTATTTCTTAATTGTTCTATAGGAGTATTTAGTACCTCTCCACGTTTCTGTGAAGCACCTTCAGCACCTGCAACAACTCCCTCTGCTGCTCCAGCTCCTAAAGCACCTGCAATCTTACTAGATGCTCCTAAGGCTTTAAGACCTTTAGACGCTAGACCTGCTGGTCCTACTGTAGCTAATAAATCTGGAGTAGATGATACAAGTCTATGCAGAAGGGTAGTACCAGAGAAATCTCCAGTATACTTTCCATTCTCATCGAATATTTGTTTAGCAGCTTCTTTCTGAAAAGAAGGAGAGGTAGACTGACCTAGTTTTTGAGCTGATTCTGAGCCTAATTTTTGTTGTTGATTAGCTGTCTCATTTGAGATTAGGCCGAGCTGTCTACCAGATTCTATAGTTGCATTACCTAGATTAACAGTACTAGATAAGAAGGTTTTACCTAAGTTTCTAGCAAGCCCTGGAGTACTTTGTCCATCTCCAGAGTCTACGTTACTAGCAGCAGTTCTAAGAGCGTTTAATTCTTCACTAGGTTGAGCTGGAGTCGATCCTAACTTCTTACCAGTTCCTAAATATTTACTAACTGCATTATTGTCTATTTGTCCTAGAGCTGCCATTGTGGTCCTATTGTTGTTGTCCTAATAACTCATCTCTAGCACTCTTACCAAACCTAGAATCTAGGAGAGCTACCTTATCTTCTGGAGATGCTTCACCATACGATTTAAGATCTTCTGGAGATAGAAGGGCGGGTAAATCTCCTAGAGAAGGAGTAAGCCCATGCTGTTTATATACTTGATAATTAAAAGCTGGATTAGGTATACCAGATTTATTACTCTCTGTTATTAGCTTAAGAGCATTATCCTTATTATTATTAATAAGCTTCTGAGCTTCTATATTCTGATCTGTAGTTTTAGACTGTTGAGTAAAACCTAGCTTCTGAGCTTCTATAGCCTGGTTTGATTTAGCTGTATTACCATTATCTAAACCTTGCAATGCATCTACATAATGATTAATGAGAGCGGTTCGTTTAAAAGGCTGAGATGCTTCTTGTTGGAGTTGCTGAGTATAAAAAGATCTTAGCTTATCCTGCGGAGACTCTAAACCGTTTCCATACTTAGCATTCTGATCAGCAGTATTCTGTGCATCTCTAGCAAACATATCTTTAGTAGACTGCTTAGCATTAAAAGCTAGAGTATTATTAAGAGAATTTGTTTGATCTGCTGAGAACCCTTTATCAGAGGTAATACTTGCATTTCCACCTTGACCATTACTGAAACCAGTTGTACCTCCTATCCTTTGATATGATGCAGGTTCCTGAAGAGGTGTCTGAACTGGGGTAGGTTTAAAGGCTGGTACCTGTGTCTGAGGGCCTGTTAGATTATCCTGTACTAGAACGGTGGTTGGTGTAGGGTCTGTATTCGTATTATCTAAACTTTTACCAAAGAGAACACTCTTAGCACCTTGAATAGAGTCACTACCAAACTTCTTAGCTCCATCTATATAACCTTTACTAGCATTAGTAGATAGAGTAGCAGCATCAACAACCCCTTGAGCTATACTACCTAAGAGACCTTTTTGTTGTATATTAGGTATAGTATTAGCAAATCTATTCTTTATATCAGTTAAAACACCAGTACCACTATTATCTCCGGTAGTAGCTCCTAGACTACCAGAGCCTCCTGCTGTTAACTGATTCTTCTTATTCATTGCATCTGATGCCATGTTATTCCTTATTGATCTGTATAGTTATGAGATTCACTAGCACCAATGCTAACTTGACCTTGAACACTTGCACTGACATTAAGTGCAGATAATGAACTAGCACCAATTTGAGAGTAGATAGAACCAGCAGCTTTCTTACCTTCTAGAGTTGCACCATAAGCACTCTTTAAAGACTCTAGAGTAATCTGTGCATTCTGGAGAGATACATCTGCCTTATACTTATTCTGAGTAATAATATTCTCAGAGTTTTTAAGTTCTAACTCAGCTACCGCTCTATTAACACCCGCATCTGCTAAGTAGATCTGAGACTGTCCTCTATATAACTCTACAGCACTTGTATATATTAATTGATCTGCTCTTACTTGTTCTATGAAAGATTGAATGTCAGCTTCATACTTCTTGATATTTAAACCTTGAATAGAGGATTCTACTTCAGCTTTCTTAAGAACAGTATCTGATTGAGCAGCATAAGCTTGTATACGAGATGTAAAAGCTTTAACTTTACTATCGAATATTTCAACCTTAGCAAGCTCTCCTTTGATTTGTTCAGAGTAGATACTATACTCACTAGCCTTAGCTTTAACAAACTCTGAGTAAGCCTCTATGTCAGTTTTAAATACATCTAACTTCAAACCTTCAGCCTTTAACTTTTCAGATATAGTAGCAACTAAAGATTTATAGATCTCTACGTTGCTCTTAATTCCTTCTAATTGAGCAAGATAAACTCTAATGTCCTGTTCATTCAAATCCCCTTTTAATTTCTCTCCTTCTATCTTAGCTTTAAAAATCTCTACTTTAGTTAGTTCAGCTTGAACTCTACTTTGATATGCATTAGAGAAAGCTTTATAGGCCTCTACCTCACTAGTATATTTTGCAACAGATGCTTTAAATAGTTCTACTTGAATATCTTGAATATACTTAGCAACTTCAAAAGATCTTTGAGCTATATTATTATGCTCTCTTATTAATATATCTTCTAAAGCTATACTTTGCTGAATAGAGAACTTAATATTTTCTTGTTCTAGATCAGCTTGTTTGATCATTATTTCTCTACTAAGTTCAATTAATTTAGATTGAGTGTCTTGTATAATTGAATCTAATGAAGCATTAATTGCCCCAGTAGGCCTAGTAAACCCTGAACTTGCTTGATCTACTAATAAACTTCTTTGTGCTAAGAGGGCTGCCCTTGACTCTCTATCTCTGCCTCTATCCCAAAGTGCCTGTTCGACAGTAGGATTAAGCCCTGTGCTTTTAGATAATCTAGATAATAGTTCATTCTTCACTCCATCTAACAGAGTAGAAGAGAATGGGCCATCAGAGTAACTAAAGGTAATCCCAGGTACTACCAAAGCATTGCTAGTAGGAAATGCTAAATCGAAAGTAGGAAGATTGATTATATCTAGGGTAGGTAGGTTTAAACTTCTTAATGTAGGAACTATAGGGAGAGTAGTATCTGGTGTAACTGGGTAGTCAAAAGAGGTATTAACTATAAAGTCTTTTACAGGGGTGAGAGCTGTAAGCGGACTCGGAACAGCAGGTAGATTAATATCAGGAGAGATTTCTGTAAATAGAGGTGCTGCTACTAAGGCTACTGTTGGAGAAACTATAGAAGGAGATGCTGGTAGAACTCTAGATCCTAGAGATAGGGTAGGCACTGTAGGCCTTGTTAAAGCTCCTAGAGTAGTGTTTGTTGATGTAGAATCGAAAGATACTACTGGAGAGTACTGTACTGGATAGAAATTATTTAAAGAGCTAGCAATCGTACCAGCAGAGGTGATTGCTGATTTTGCATAACTATCTAGTTTTATGAAATAACTATTAATATCAGGAGAATTAACCGAGACATCTATATTACTTAAACCTGCCATTATAGTTTCCTTTTCATTTCAACTGGATAAAACTCCACACTCTCCATATTAAAAGTATCTGCATCAGTAATCAATTCAAATTGAAAATACCGACCTATCATCCCTTTACCTATATCAATTTTTTGAGTTTGTAAGTTATTTGTATTTTTGTTTAATTTGTAAGTAGTCTCTGCTTTACCATCTACCCTAACTTTTAATATAAAAGTCCCTGTAGAACTAACTCCTAGATAAACACTTGGTACTTGTTTAAGATTAGAGCTATTAAAATTATAAGCTACTGTTTCTATATAAGATGTAATTTTACTTGAATCATCTAAAACTCCTCCATATTTATACATTCCAGAAGAATTATACAATAAGTAGTTTCCGTTATAATTGACAACTCCATCAAAATTGTAATTATCATATGTGGATATAGAATTAGTTTCTGGAGAGAGTACATAGCCTAAGTAAGTATCTTGACCTCTAGCAGTAGGTATAGATATTATAATACCTTCTTGTACTAAAGATGCAAGTAGTGCTGAACTCTGAACAGATGAGGAGATGCCTACATTATCTGAATTAAAAAGCATAATAACAGAGTTACTATTTATAGTATCAGAATGTATTAGCGCTTCTATGATCGTAGATAATAGATTCGATATAATAGACATAGAGTCTAAAATAGTAATACTTTCTGATATATCCCCTTTAATTCCTTTGTCTAATATATCTAGTAAATTTACTATATCTATAATAGTATTTATAAATATAGAACTAGAAGAGGTTGATGAGTTAAAAGTATTTAGTTCTAATATGTCTTTTAGAACAACTAGAATATTATTTATAGAGTCTGATAATACTACACTTTCAGAAATAGAAGCTATAATAGTAACCAGTAATTCTGAAATAGTTTGTAAATTATCTACTATAGTATTATTTCCATAAACAGTATTATCAAAAGAAGATAAAGTATTTATAGAATCTATTATATTAAATATAAAATCACTTATTTGAGAGTCAACCACCTGAACATTATCTGATATATTAAGTATTTTTAAGGTAGATAATGTAGAAACAGGTATAACCTGTATAGATAGAGAAGATACAATAGGATATAATATTGTTTTTCTTTGAACTGAAGTTGGATTTATTGTTACTGGAGAGTTTCCTGTAATAGCTGTAACTATATTATCTCTAATATAAAACTCTTCAGTTGGGGCTGTGAAATTCGCTGTATATCTAGCAACCCCTTTTGTAACACGAATTTCGTCCATATAGCCAATTAAACCATTTGGGTTAGCTATATTGTTACCAAACTGGCATATTGCAGGCCTATTAGTTCCATTTACAAGGTTATTACTACCAGTAAATGTAGAACCTGCTTGAGTCCCGTTGAGGAATAGGCGTGTAGAAGTTCCAGATCTACATACAGCTATATGCGTCCATGTGTTTGCAGTAGGTGCAGTCCCTGTAATGACTGTAGTTTCATTTATTTCGACAACTATATTCGCTGAGCTTGACATATAGATAACAGGATATTGCCCTGTACCTAATTGTGGTCTAGAGTCATAGAGGTACTGACCATTACCCGGAGCAGTTGGATATATCTGAAACTCTATAGTATAGTCACCAGTGCCAAATGCAAAGGCTGCCGATCCATCTAATGTAAAATATTTACCTGATGACGCTGCTAGAGCACTACCACTCCCAAACTTAGCTTGAGCAGTAGATACAGCAATACCTGTTACAGTTACTGTATGTGGGGACGGGCTTCTATCTGTAAAGGTTGTTGAGCCAGTAGTACCATTACAATGCAGTAATAAACTAACGCTTGCATAATCAGCATCTACAGACATGTTAAGCTACTAGTATCTGAGGAGTAACTGTATAAGAGTCTCCTTGTATCAAACTAACACCACCAGCAACAGTATTAGCTTCAATTGCAATAATACGTTTAGTAGTACCTAGTGTACATATAAAGTAACCATAAACAACTCCAGTGTAATCAGATCCTGTAGCTAGAAAGGTTTGAATAGCATAACTAGCTAGATCATTAACAACAGTCCAAGATGCATCGGTAAGTGTCTTCCTGGCATAGCCACCACCAGTAGGTTCTGTGATAAGGGCCTCTGTTATAGTCTCGCCAATAGTAGAGTTTGTAAATAGGCCTAACTGTAAGTTAGTACCTCTATCAACGCTTGTATTCTTAAATAGTAAATTAGCTACTAAGTTCTCACCTTCATTTGGCAAAAGACCTGCCATATTAACTCCTAATAATGTATATTATGCCCAACCTACTGGGCCTGAAAAATCTATATCTTCGTAAATAGGCCACTCATCTTTTCCAGACAATGTTCCTGAAAGATTCCACTTCATTCCACTAGAGTACCCTGCTCTTACTTCTAGTTGAGTATTAAAAAACGGATCTAGAAAAGAGACGGAAAGAAGAGCCTCCATATTTGTAGATATTAAGGAGCCCCCTTCTACTAATAAAATCTTATCATCTCTAGAAGTATATAGTGTGGCCTTTTTAAAAGAAGAGCCTGTATTTATTTTATAGTGATCCCCTGCTAGATCTCCCGTTTCTGGAAACCCTGAGTTTAAAGCCCAAGCAGTTGTAGCAGCTACTCCCGAGAGAAGATTTGAGTGATTAAATGTTGTCCAGAGATACCCACCTATAGAATCCCTTCCACTCCAGTTCCAGTAATCGTTTTTCCAAAAGAAATTACCTTCATATACATATGAAAACTGACTTGCTAGTATTGTAGTTACTTTTTTTCTTTCACCTACCATAATAGCTTCTGCGTCAAACATAGGTATAACAGCTAGGGTAGTATAATCTATGCTTATTGAAGTATATGCAGTATCATATCTAGTTGCTTCAGTATGTGCAGGTAGATAAGAGTATCTATTGGCAGGGTTAGCCTCAACACCATCTATAGGGTTTTGAGGAGTATTATTTAATTCTAAATACTCAGATAGTGTTGAAAGACCATTCTCATAGCTTTCAAATGATTGAATAAAATTACATGGTTCAGAGGTAGTTGTTGATGAGACGCCAGATTTATTTGTTTTAAAATAAGTATATTTATATATCCCAAACATGGGATCTACTAATCCTGATATTAAGACGGAGCCGCCTGATGACCAATCCAATTGTCCCTCGTATGACCAACTATTTCCATCTATTGTTTGTCTTAGACCATTATTAATATTAAAAACAACTAATGAGCTATCGCTTTCAAGAGCCCCTGGTTTATTAGTATAATAGCAATAGAGAGGTGCTGATAGATCTGCATAGGTATTGCCTGGACCGCTACTTCCACGAAGGCATTGCATAGAGTTTAGAAAATATGCAGGATAGAAGACTTTAGTTTGTGCGTAGGGTATATGAAACCCTCTAGAACTTATAAGAGTGTAAGATACCTCTGGTAGTTTTTTAGATACATTGTATACTAAAGAGACAGTCATTAAAATTGTCTCAAAACCATTTACACCAGCCTCTGTACTTAGATTATTAGCAGGTCTATATAGAACAGCACTAAACTTATCACCTAGTTGATTAAATTTCCACCCATAAGTAAGTGGTTTAAAATCGAGTATATTATCATTAATACCAATGCTATATTCAATCTTATCTGGGACTAGAGTAGAGAGTATGTAAGCCTCGTTTAATTTATTATCTAATCTATTTACTTTAGATAATAGTTTTTTATCATACTTCATATTCCTAGCAAAGACTTCATTACCTCTAGGAGTAATTAGCCAGTACTCGTCAGTAGGATCTCTATATAATCCGCTTGTACTCAAGCCTTCAGATAGGAGTGTAAGAGTGGTACCTTGTGTAATCTGTAAATCTAAGTGAGGAATTGGATTTAATGGTCTTTTATTCTCTCCCAAAACCATACTATAGTCAGAGCGTAGACTACCATAGATGGCCTGTACCATTAGTCTTAATTTTCCTGTAAAGACACTTGCCGGACAAAAAGTTTGATATAACTTCTTTAACCATAGATTCTCTACATATATATTTGTAGGGCTTCTAAAAGTTGTCTCTATACCTAAAGAGTCTGTAGTAGTTATTACCTTAACTTTTTTAGATTTAGAACCAACAGCATAGGATTCATCCCCAGATTTTATTCTTCTAGATTCAGAAGCATTGATTAAGGTTAATACATTATTATCTGGAGCTGCCTCTGTAGTACTGCTTATAAAAGTATTAAAATATACAGTAGAAGGAAGGTATGATTTTTCATTATTTATAAAATTACTACCATGAAATAGAAAACCGCTCTCCATATATACTTCTTTTGGTAGACTACTAGTTTCTTTGGGGATTGATGTTATATCTATTATCCCGTGCTGATATCCATATACACCATTTCTTTTTACTGAAATAGATATTTCAGAACCATCAGAAAAGACAGTATCCTCAGTTAGGAAGTCTAAGTTAGCCAGTGTAGCTTTATTAGCTACAAAAGAATAGAGTTGCCTAGCTTTCGGTATTAACAGAGAAGATTTGCTATGATCCCCTTTAATATGAATGGTCGGCGGTATGAGTGTCATCTATTATACAGAAGAAGCAGTAAGTGTATAGGTTACGTTGAGTTTATCTGATACTAACATATTTCTTGACGATGCAAACTTAGAGGCTGCTGCTAGAGAACCAGTAGTACCACCTTTAGTATTATTAGATATTAAAAAAGCTCCATATATAGTAACGGTAGTTCCAAAAGTAAAGACTGCTACTGACGCTGAATTTGTAATAGTATTAGAGGTTACACCAGCCTGAGTCCATGTAGGCCTAACTGTTTCTGTATACTCTGTAGTCACTTCATTAGCAACACCAGCTCCACCAAAAGTAGCAGCTACATTAGATGCAATAGGTGTATAGTTATTTTTAAAGAGTCCTACGAACCATGTTGTCAGAGGTGTTGATGCAGCGAATGCTGATCCTAGAATATATGTTAATCCTTCATTTACAACTAGATTTGGCTGTTTCCAAACGTCAATTACCTTTCCATCTCTTATGTGTTCATAAGTAAAAACACCACCAACTTTTAACTCATTTTCTTGAGGTACATTTTCTAAAGTCATTTATTTTCCTAAGTTATTATTAATCCATTTCTTATAATGGAGGTTTCTACTAAATCTCCCATAACAGAATTGTTAGGGTTTTCATTTATTTTCAATATGGATAAGTATTGATTATTACCGTTTTCTTGTAAAAATATAGACGTACCTTGATTAGCTTTTTTAAGAGAGATAGTTTGAGATGTAAGATTTATAACCAAACCTTGATTAAATAATACAAAGATTCCAAGATCAGATGTTACTAACCATTTATAGCCTACTGGAGTATTATCTAAATGTATATAACTTCCAGAGAAAAGAGTAGACGTACCCTCTACTACCTTTATGCGTTCTTTGGTAGTTCGTTTAAACTTCTCAGGCTCTTCACCAGATAGATAATAAAGCTTATCAGAACCTAACCATATGCCATCCTCAACTGGCATTACCTCTCGTATTCTTTCTGGAAACTCAAAGTAATTAGATGCAAGTTTAAAGTTAGTATATTGAAATGGTTCAGAGTACCATAAGATATTATCTTGTGCGATGTACATTCTTCCTCTATAATACTTTACTATATGTCCTAGAGGAGCTTTATCTATATTAAAAGTTCTAAGAGGATCTATAAGATTTGATATGGAGGAGATTGTTACTGTAGATCCAGATAAGCCAATGTTATTAAAATAAAGACTATTTCCGTTTGGTGTTGAAGAATAAACTCTAGCATATAATATCTCTGGATCTGTTATATTTGGAATTGTAACTAAGATACTAGAATTATTAGGTACATTAATTAGAGAGGCTGGCCCTGTACCAGATTCTATACCAGAAGTATTTACATAAGTAAATGATACTTGATAATCTCCAGCAGGTAATGTACCAGCCCCTATAGATAGGGTAGGAGAAAGATGATTCTTCTCTATACCCCAATTCTTAAATGTATGATTTACTATAGTTCCATTTAGGATAGGAGATGAAAGATAAATTGTACCATCTACCTCTTCAAATGAAAGCCTTATATTTCCTATAGAACTCTTTAGAGTAACATGTAAGTAGTTAGGTAGTACCTCTACTAGATCTCCATTTCTTACAGCATAACAGCCTAGGCCATTCTCTGAAGCCCATAAGGAAGTATAGTTTGCAGTATCAACTTTGCTATAACCTTTTCTTTTAGACAGATTACCTGTCTTATCTATATCTATATTCAATGCCTTCATTAAGTATGAAGGATCTACATTCTCTGGATTACCTACACTATTTATCCCTTTAAAAGAGGAGTAGGTAACTACTTTAGGATGAAGAGGCATTATAACCCACCATATCTAACAGGTCTATTAGATGTTCTAAGTTTTCTTTGATTAGAGTATGCAGATGTCTCTGGAAATTCAGCATCAAATAGTTGTTTAAATGTAGCAGCTCTTCTAGGATCTAGAGTATTAGCCTCGTCTTTAAGATAACATCTAAAGGCAGCATGGTATAGCATTGGTAGATGGAAGAGCTGCTTCAGTTCTGGAGTTGCCTCATTATCATCCCAAGATAGAGTGGTGATAGGAGTTCTATAAACCATTAAGGTAAGTGTATCATCCAATACTGGGATAGGGTATACTCTAAAGAAGCCAGTTGTTATATCTGGAAAGTACTCTTCTATCTCTCCAATCTTAGTATTAAGACCTCTTCTTTCCCAAAAGTCATTTATATCTTTCTCATGGACTTCCTTTCCATCTCCCCTCTTAGCTCTTAGCGTCTTTATAATATAGTCAGGAAGGACATAGGTATATACTCCTGAACTTATATCAAAATCTATAGAGTCTTTAACTGGTTCTATTCTACGGTAGACTAGATTAATAGCTTCATTTATATTGGCTACCAATTCCTCATTAGACCATCTCAGTTGTATAGAGTCAAAGTCATCCTTAGAGTAGCCAGTCCAGTCAACACCCTGTCCACCTGTATCATCTAATATAGCAGTTCTGAGATGTGTGACCAACTCTAGTAAATTCATATTAATCCTCTAACTTAGATGTTACTTCAGCCCATGCTTTATCTATAATATCTTTCTTTTCTGTACGACCTATCAGTGCTATAACTTTACGATATATCAATTTACCTGATGCATCAAGATAAGTAACTGGGTCATGCACTACCCCTTCCAGGGCAACTATTAACTCTTTATATAACTCATTTAATTCTTCTTCTTTTTCTAATTTCTTTTGAGCTATATAATCATTCATACTTGGATCTTGCATACCTTCAGATAAAGCGCCTAAGGAGTATGCCTCTCTCCACATGGAAGAGTGTACTGGAGTTAATTCCTTACCAATAACTGCAATATGTCCAGAGTCAGAGGTAACTCTTATATCCTCTGCTGGACTTCTAAAATTCTTAAATTCTGACATTATATTCCTTATATACTAAAAAACCCCCTAGATATACAAGTATATAAGGGGGCCGTGTTATTTAGCCTTGTGAGAATTCGGCTCTATCATCTCTAATATATTCAACTAACAGAACGCCTGATCCTGTAGTAGCTACAGTACCAGCGCCAGTCCATTTAATATCAATAGTAGACACTACTGGGTTTACGAAAGCGGTGTTAGAGGAGGCAGTACCTGCCAAACCTGGATCACCTGACCAGACTTTACCGGCTGCAAGAGAACCTGCTGCTGCTGCGATGGTAATATATGCTTTAGGAGTACCTTCGTTACTTTGGACTACCAAAGCATCTGTAGTACCACTATTGAAAGCTGTATCAATACGCAAGAGAGTATTGATAACCCTAGCTTTAGATGGTAGATCAATAGCAGCAACCGCTGTACCACTTACCAAATCTGCTAAGGCGAATGTTGAAGTAGCCAGGATGACTTCCTGACGACCTGCTTTTTTTGTAATAGCCATTTATTTATTTCCGAGTTGTATGTTAATTAGCACTTGCCTTTCTTTTTAGTAGGCATTTTCATTGGCATCTTAGCTGGTACTTTAGGTGTCTTTTTCATATAAATCCTTAAAAGACTGCCCACCGAGAATCCCCAATAGGCAGTTTAATAGTTATTAAGAGATAGCGTGATCTACGCAGAATACACCGAAATCTTCAACGCTCTTATCGTAGATGCTGAAGAATTTAGGTTTCAATAAACCAAACATCTTATCTACGTTAATACCAGGAGATGAAGCATAGTTAAACCATTTTTCATTCCATTCTGGAGCGCCTAGATCAGCCATACCTAAAGCTTGGCTACCACAAAGCATCATTCTAGAACCGTCAATAGTACCTGATGCGCCCCACTTAGAGCCAGATAAAGCACCTTTAGTATTATAGACTAAACGATGTTCTTGGAAAACAACACCATCAATAGTCAGAATACCACCAGAGAAGAAAGGGTTATCTTTGCCACGATCAGCACCAGTTACAACTGCTCTTTGATAATCTTGATCTTTCTTAAGCTGAGCAAGACCTTCAGGGCGAATAAAGGCTACATAGTATTCTTTACCACCTTGCATCAAAGGCTTAATATAATGAGTTTTAGCTTGTACAACAGTATCTACGATAGCTTTATAAGTTAAAGTATCTGTTGCAAGCATTGCAGCAGTGTTACTTGCTACTAACTGGCTATTTAACCCATCCCAACGTTTAGCACGGTTGGTAGTAGGTGCAGCGACAGTAGATGCAAATGACAAGCTTGCGAAAGCTCCTGAGGTTCTAGGAGAACCATCATTGTTAAAGGCATAAGAAATACCTGCCATAGTTAAGAAAGCTAGCTGATCCATACGATTGGCACATTATGTTACGAGAAATCCTTTCTCACTCTATATCTCTATAGAGATCGGACTATATCTTATAGTCTTACATTATTAGATTTTATTAAGTTTTCTATTCTTGGTATAACTTGTAGATTTATTCCAACATGTAATCCACATACTTTATTATTATTTAAAGGTATTATATGATCAACATGTCATTTTATATTCGTTAACTCATCTCTTAGTTTAGATAGATTATATGCTTCTTCTATAATTAATAAATTTAACTTACCCCAATCTGGAGTAGCTGATAATTTACTAGCTCTTCTCTTTGCACATAGATTATTTACTTTATCTTTATTATTCTTTTTATAATTAGATAATTTTAATAGTATTTCATCTTTATTTTTAAGGTATGAATCCCTTCTAGACTTCTTTATATGCTCAGCATTTTTAAGTCTATAAAGTTTATTATATTCTTTTATCTACATTATCTATATAGTATTTTTTATCAGATTTAGCTTTTATACACTTGCCTTTATCTGACTGGTAATATTCTCTAGATTTTTCAATATACCTAGAGTTCCTACACACTCTGCAATAACCATGTGGCTTTTTAGATGTTGAGTGAACTCCGAACTTACTTAAATCTGTCTCATTACAAGACTTACAATAATGCATACTACTCCCCCATTTCAAGTTAATACTATAACTCTACGTCTTTCGACTAGTCTCTGAACTTTACCCATATAGTATATCACAAATTTTTAGTTTGTCAAGACTTTTTAGGGTATTAGCTGCTGATTGTCTTATAATAGTTAATTTTTGACATTCACACTTATCTTTTCAGATTATGTTGTAGTTTAACTATTTTAAAGAGTTTCCAGCAATTAGAGGGATTTGCTAAACAACTTACGCTGCTAAGGGCCTGGTATCGTTAAGCCAATATGCTAATCTGTCACGAGCATTTTCTCTAAAACCAACTACAGTCTTTTGCTCAGCTAATTTACCCTTCTGTCTAACTCCGTGAGACAACAAATCAATAGAGATAGTCTGGTTGTAAGACTTCATCTCTTCTTCGTTACCTTCCCTTTCGCTATCACCAACAACACCGTCATCTACCAAATCTGCCAAGAGGAACATGATTACCTGTTCGCCTTTTTCAGTTTTAGTCAACTCAGTAATACGTTGAATTACAGCATCAGGACCACCAACAAATTTATTGATGAATGATAAATCACGAGCTGCCTGCCAGATCTCTCTAGACCAGACAAGTTTTTGCTGGGATGTTAAGCCAGCGAAGTTTGTTAACGCCATTTTAGGCTTCCTATTTTATATGTTAATATTAAAGTTATTGTGAACATACGGAGTCCTTGCCGACCTTCTAACGTAAAGGTATACGAAAAAAATTGAGTGCCTATAGATGATTGATACACAATTGTATACTATAGGGCTTAGAGTGAGGGTTACACAATCCCTCGCTAGGTTATCGGACTAGCTGATCTCATCCCGAGTACCTTTAGAGTACTAAACTATATGATTGGTATTTGAGGAGAAACCTCGGACTTACCTATCAAAGTCCCGCCATCTACTAGATTAGTTATTGCAGACTGTATAGCACTAGCTTCCATTTGAAGTTCTAAGAGAGTATCGTGTGATACCTTATCTTCTAATGTATTAGGATAACCCATACTTTGAAGAGCTAATAGACAGTCTATCGTATTTTTTATAGTAGACAGTTTTACAACTGCTTTTGTATATAATATATCTAGTTGAAACCTAGCCTCATCACTTAAGAATTCTTTAGGTAAGGCTAAGAGTCCTACATATCCTTTTATTACTTTCTCTTCATTTAAGAAAGCATACCTTAACTCTGTTAAGAGTGAGTCTAGGTTAGACATTATACTGGGATTTGATCAGATACAGTAGATGTTCCAGATACAGCACTAATAGTACTAACCACGGGAAGTTCCACCATATCGAAAACATCAGTAATAGTTACATGAGATACGCCAGTACCAAGATCACCATTAGCAACTGAAGTTACTTCGACAGCAGTATCAGGAGAGACATAGAATACCTCTGCACTCATACCATCTGGAGCAACTACCAAAGATGCACTTGGTTTAGATACAGACCATACTGGAACACCTTGGATCTGACCAGGAGTACCATCAGCTTGAAAATAACCAGTAATAGTTACTACACGTTTAAAGCCATTATTAATTACGAAACTCATTTAATCTCCAATTTACTCAGCTTAGAATGGTAAGCTGCAAACCAAACTAGTCACCTCTTAGAGTACGCCTTTCTTTCTCTGTAAGACTCTTAAAGTCTTTATCAGACAACTTATTTATATTAATAGCGTCAAGATCTATACTCTTTACAGATGATGATTTAGATTTAGGTGGTTGAGATTTAGCAGCTACAACAGCCTTCTTACCAGACTCTTCTATCCTCTTTTTACCTAGAGTTTGTTTAACAGGTGTAACTTCTTTTTCATATAAGGGTGCTACTTTATTTACTGCTAATCTGAGTCCTTCTGACTTAGTTTTGCCTGCTGCTATATAGCCTGCTAACAGTGTATTTATAGTATCTACTGCTTCTTCATTATAAGATTTGTGAGATGAGTCTAGGAACTTATACTTAGACTCCATGTTCTCAATTAGAGTATTAAATCTATCTTGATCTAGAGCTTGAGCTGATTCTGTTTTAGCTTGAGCAGATGATGTATTTTTAACTTCGGAGATTAACTCCATCATTTCATCACGTCTAAATCTATCAATCTCTGATCTAAGAGCTGCTGCTTCTTTAGTCTGACCTTCTATGATTAAATCTATATACTTACCTTCAGCAGTAGCATAATCATAAGTTAGCTTTGCTGGTTTTGCAGCCTCTTGAGTAGAAGATTTTTGATTTATTAGTTTCTCTAATTGTTCCTCTAACCAAAGATTCCTTTCTTTAGCCTCTTCTCTTTGACGAATAACTTCATCTAATCTAGCTTTAGGTATTCTTGCAGGACTGGGTTTAGCAGGCTCTTCCTCTTCTTCAACTTCCTCATCATCTCCCTCCTCTTCTGACTCTTCAGTATCATCTGAATCCTCATCTTCAGCCTCTTCATCATCTTCTCCAGTTAGATCATTACCACGATCTTCATCTTCAAGAGTTTCATCTAAATCATCATATTCTTCGTTAAACGCCATACATTTCCTATATCGTTAGGTTACTATAACACTGATACGTTCAGTGAAACGAGTTAAATAAGTAGCATATTATTTGCTACTCTTCTAGCCCATCCTTTGCCAAAATCATCCCATGCATTTAGATTAGTCATAAAGAGTAGTCTATTTGCATTAAATCTCATTTTTAGTACTGAGGGTATAAAATCAGATGCAATATCTAATGTTTTAGGCCCTATAATACCGTCTTCTATTGTTCCAACAGTATGTTGTAAAAGCTTAATAGCTCTAGACACACCACTATTTACTGCTGTATCAAACATATCAAAAGCCATTTCTGGAGGCAGTCTATCAAGACCTAACTTATTCCAGTAGTCCTTAATATAGATCCCTTTAGCTTGCTCAAGAGTAAGATTCTTAATATCTATAGATGGATAAGAGGCCGCTGAGATACCATACTTAGTACCTTTTAGAGTACCAGAGCTAATCTTTCCTCCTGTCCAATTCCCAGAATCATTACTATTTCCAGAGTAACTACCTTCATTACCTATTAGTTTCTCAAAAGCTTCATCAAATTTCATTATGTCTGTCCTAATTGCTGTGGTTGAGCAGGCTGTACAGAAGGAGCTTGATCTTGTTCATTAGGTGATTCAGTAGACTCATCAGAATCTAGAGTGGATAATAGTGCATCCATTAATGGGCTTAATTTAGGATTAGCTGCAATAAGTGTAGCAACATCTGCTATTTGTTTTAGTGCCTCAGCATTCTTAGCTTTTGCTTTAGACTCCATATCTTCGATAGTCTTCTTCATTGTTTCAACTTGAAGCTGAGCTTGCTGTTGTTGTTCAGGTGTTTGATCTCCTGATAACTTTTTAGCTATATCAACTTTTCTAGATAGAGTACTCATTAGAACCATTTCATCATCAGGTATCTGAACACCATATTTTCTAAGTTCTATAGCTTGAGAGAACTGAGCATTTTGGAAGGTAATCTGTGTAGGAACATCTGCAATTACAACATCATATTTACCAACAGTAATATCATTAATAAGGCTAGAACCATCATCTGATTCTTTATTAATTGTGACTTTCTGTGGTACATGTTTCCCATTAGGATTAGGCCCAACAATCATGAATGTTCTTTCTTGTGTATAGAAAGCTTGTAGTAGCTTTAATATACGGTCAGCTATCATATTACGAGTTCTAAATAGGTTGTCGATTGGACTTGCCAGTTGGATGGCTGACTGATGAACTCTAGATTGTATAGCTGCACCAGATACCTCTGGGCCTTTTCCACCTTGGAATGTTTCAGAGACTCCTGATATCAATCTTATTAGATCAATTCCTGAAGTGACTAAATCCTTTAGACCACTAGGAACCTGATTTGGTTCAATCTTTTCTGGTTTTTGTCTACCAGCTTTAAACTCTAATACTAGGCCGGTCTGACCACCTACATCTTCAAGATCTTCTGTATCCATATTAGATAAGGAGTTTTCTTCTACAATCCATCCAGAGTTTGCTGTAGTATTTACTGTATGCAATATTTGAGAGAATACTTTATTAAGCATCTCTTGAGTCTTAATAAGATTATCTACAAGACCTACTGTTACACCTCTCCTAAAATAAGGAAAGTATGGGACTGTTGTAAAGTGATCATAAGGGCTCCACTCATCAAATAGAACTACATCTTTTGTAGATACTGTCCATCTTACTCGCTTAGTGGTCTTCTTAATAATCTCAAACTTATTATCTTTAGCATACTTCTTTTTATCTTTAGTAGTCATAGAGTCAGAAGTAGGATATAGATCACCTACAACTGGATCAAAGAAGAATTCTCTATTTTGTAACTTCCAGTACTGTCTATTGATAATACGAGCATGTGGTACATCCGCTTCACTTACATAAAAAGAAGAGAAGTTATTAGTAGTACCAAATTTATTTCTTTCTTGCTCTAGAGTACCTCTACCAAAGTCAGGAGATGACTCAATTTGAGCTTGAACTTGTCTCCATTTAGCTAGACCGTAGGTAGTCTTAATATCATCGAAGGTCATCCAGGAGGTAGTTGTTACATCTGCCCAGTCATCTGGGTCATAACTCTTAGAATCTGGATCTGGTATAACATCAAGAGGATCTAACACCTCTATAGATATATCACCATATACATTCTCATTAAAGTCCATTTTAATGTCAAAGTAACCTCTTTGCTGTATTAACCCATCTGCAAAGACTGTACTCTCTTTCCAAGGAAACTTGTTCTGATCTGTTAAGAACATCGCTACCTTAGAGAGTACATCAGATATTTTCTGATCATCGTCTTCTCTAGGTTTATATGCTATGTCCATCCTAGACTGAGTTTGATAACCTACTACAGTATTAACTGTACTAAAGATTATATTCTCTTCTAACCAAGGTCTTCCAAGGTCATCTAAGGCCTGTTTATCATCATCTGACCACTGCCTACCACCACCTAAATAAAAGTCCTCACAGAGACGTGCTTGGCGTTGGTAGGTATTATGTCCTCTTAGAAGGGAGTGTTGATAACGGAGCCAGTGTCGTGTAGCTAAATCATAGTCTTTTAAATCTTCTATTGCCATTAAGCTGTCTTCCAATTTCTAGTAGAGATTAACTTAGAGTTAGCTCTCATAAATTCATTTTTAAAAGATCTAGATTTAGGCATTGTTATACCTATTGCTAAATATCTAAATGCGTCTGCTGGATCTGATGCCCAATCATGCACTGGTGTTGTTTTGAATACTTGATTCTTTTCATCCCACTCCTTTCTATAGTTCTTTAATCCATCTAATCCATCTAGTGTTAATTTCTTATCGAATCTACATTGCGGGAGGATCATTCGTACTGCGTTGATCCCCTCCTCTTTACTTAGTTTAGGGAGTATGTTAAGTCTAGTGCCTTTAAAGAGCTCTTCTGCAACTTCATAGCGAGTACGTCCTGTACCAAACTCAGTATTAATCATATCCCAAGGAAAGTTATGAGACTTGTAGACATACCTATTACTCTGTAATTTCTTAGCATAGTGATCTAATCCTTTATTGTTGGATGCATAGTAATCTATAACATGAATTTCCTTACCCATAGTTTGAGTAAACCAGATACAAGTACTATCTCCCATTCCAATATCCCACCATGTCTCTACAGGAGCTGAAGGATCATGAGGAACTTTAGTAATATTACCACTTTTATCGAGGTCTTCTAGTAGAGATAGATAATAAAAACCTTGTGAGTTTGCAGTCCATGAGTTATAAAACTCTTGTTGTATCATTTCTTCAGACATACCAGAGGCTCTTTCTTCCTCTATTACCTCATCAGATACATATCTATTTCCATTCTCATCTAAGGTTTGTTCTACATTATAATTCTGTACAAACCAATTCTGATTTCTAGAGGCCATTTGGAACATATCATAGAAATGGTTTTTTCCATTTGTAGAGGAGTTAAATGCTGCCCACCCTTCATTCTCTGCTAGAATAGGTCTGATAATATTCCATGCTTTAGGGTTTTGGAAAGCATACTCTGAGAATACACATCCTACAGGATTAGCACCACGAACTTTATTGAACTTATCAGTCCCCATAATTTGAATAACACTCCCATTTGTAAGGACTATCTTCATCTCAGTACTATTCTTAGATTGGATGAGAGGCTCTGGTATATGCTCTATGAATGGGAATCCAGAAGAGTCCATCCCATCCCATATTACCCGTCTTCCTTGAGCATACTCTGGAAAGAAGTAGTAATAAACACCTCTTCTCTTTACAGCCTCTCTGACTGTCATGTTGAACATAGTTTTATCTTTACCAGCTCTACGGTGGTAGATAGCCAGTAGTCTTTTAAACCCATGATCTCTAGCAGCTAATAGCTCCTTTTGATATATTCTAGGAGTAAATTGGTATGGTATTGTTATAACTGACATAGTATCCTTATAGCCAGAATGTCTTCTTTATTGGCTTATCATTTTTAATACGAGTAACATTAACATATATATAACCTCGTTGACGTGCTACTTCTAAAACCATTTTATATATTTTAGATGTCATTTTAAAAGAATTATTAAATCCTTTTAATTCAGCCCCACCATCACCTATCGGTTCTAATATTGTATGAGTAAGATACTCTGGATATTCTAAATTAGCATCTTCTCTTCGTATAAATCTTATGTGTATAGAATCTTTTCTTATATCAGAGACTTTTATTAGCACTATTTCCCCATAGTTTTAGTATCTACACCTTTAGTCTTTTCATAAGTACGCATACCACCAAGACCTAATAGACCCATTAGTAAGTTCATTTGGGTAGAGGTATCTATGAATGGTAGAGGTGCTCCACCGAATAGAAGACTGATCCATGATAAGAGTGAAATACCAATGCCAGAGTATGCCAATGAGATAACGCCTACCCACATAGCAGCAGGTCTTGCTCCAGCAACAAAGAAGCTAGGAGATGCAGCCTCTGTATCATTGATCTTTAATTGTGCTAGAACTACATTATACTCATTCTGCATCTCTGTTAGAGCTAGAGTAATTCTATTCTTTTCTGCAAAGTCTGCATCAGGTGCTACTTTATCTAGGATCTTACTAATTAAATTAGATCCTGCTTCTACTGCTGCTGGTATATCAAACATACTTTTCCTATATAATTATTTACTGAACTTAACAGACTTTTTGTTACTTATATCGAGTAAAGAGTCATTAATCTTACTCATAGTTTCACTCTGCTCTTTCATCATTTGTCTAAGAAACTCTAGAGACTCTGTACTAGACTCTACTTTTACGGGGGGTTGTTGTACGAATTTAGGAGGAAGTCTAGAGTCTATTAGTTGAAATAGAAAGAAGGCAGCACCCACCAGAGTGACTAATACAGGCCATCCTGTTTTAAATATATCATATTTAGTTTCACTAGATGACTTTTGAGAGGCCATATATACTTGAAATTGAGTAGAGAAAGTAGTTACAGAGGTGGTCAACGAGCTTAGTTTAGCCTCTATCTCTTTCTCTACAGTAGTATGACTAGCCCATAACTTTGATATGCTATCTGCATTTGTCTCAGACTTAGAGGCTAGTTCACCTAATTTAGTATATAGTGCAGCTAGATCATCTGCCTTTCTTCTTTCTTCTTGTACAGTAGCAGTACTCATTATAAAGTCTTAATAGGAATTATAATACTTTTCTCAAACTCTTCTGTACGACCAGAAGATCTAAGAACTGTAATATGATTTGTTATTGTGATCTTCTTAACTGTAGAAGGTGCTGAGTCAACTCTAACTCCTGTAGCTATATTATTCAATATAATAGGACTGGAAGTAGTCACTCCCACATCTCCAGTCCAAGAGGATATTGTAATAACATCAGCAGAACCTAATCTAGCCAAGAAGGGCTTACATTTCCACTTTACTGTGCCATCTACTACAAATTTACCCTCTGTAGTATCAAATATAGGCTCTGATATTGCACTAATACCCCCTGACACACACTCATACATACAACCATTAGAAGTAGAGGGGATGATAACATCTACCCCCTTTATATATTCTGTAGAGTTTATACGAGTAGAAGGCCTATAGTTAATATAGTAGAACTTCTTAGAGTTAATATCATGAGAGTCAGTATCAGGCCATATTATTGGCCCAGAATCATCGACATATAGTATTGTCATTTATTACCTTATATTGTATTTATAACTTTAATAGTACTAGAAACAGATACTATATTTGGTGATTTACTTGAGACTATGATAATTGGAGTAGATCTTAGTACATAAGCTTTAACTTGTGAATTAACTATATTAAATGATCCAGTAAACCCAGAAGAGAATATAGCATCTTTTATTTCTTTTACATTTGCAGACCCAGTAATTTGTATAACACTTACTGCCACTCCTGAGTCATTCTTATTTCTTACAGATACTGTACCTGTTGAACTTTGTACTATACTTCCAGTAGAGCTTACTCTATCTCTAGATTCAGTATAACTTAGACTACCTAATATCTTAGTAGTTCCAGAAGAGGCATTTGAGTCTGGATTATTATTTCTACTAACAGTTCCAGAGACTATACTTGTTCCCGAAGAGCTTATAGTATCATTCTTGTTGGTAGTAGATAGTGCTCCAGATATAGGGCTTCCTACATTACCAGAAGATAATAAGTTGTCATTCTTATTACGAGTAGAACTACTTCCTGATATTAGTATATTACCAGCAGAGATTAAAGTATCATTCTTATTAAGAGTACTAGAAGAGCCTAGTATTGATACAACTCCAGCAGATACTACTTTGTCATCTTTATTTGTATAGGCTAGAGTACCAAATGCTGCTGTTCCAGAACTTCCAGATGCAACTATAGTATCATTAAATAGTATTCTATTTAGAGTAGCTGATACACTTGGGGAACCAGTAGAGCTTATAGTATCATTCTTATTAAGAAATGCTACAAATCCAGATACTAAGACTGTCCCTATAGAAACTAAAAAATCATTCTTATTTAAGTAAGAAGTAGAGCCTACTATTAGTATATTACCAGCAGAAACTAAGGTGTCATTCTTGTTAGTATAGGAGAGTGTTCCAGATATTGCTGAGCCTACACTACCACTAGAGACTACTTTATCACTAAAGAGTAGATAAGAAGTACTACCGGAGATTGTACTTGTACCAATAGAAGATATTGTATCATTTTTATTAATAAATGAAATAGTTCCAGAAACTATAGAAGTTCCTGATGAAACTACTGAGTCATTTATATTTATTCTATTAAGTGTAGCTACTATAACCCCAGTACCAGAGGAGGAGACAGTATCACTTATATTATTATAGGAGAGTGTACCGGAGATTGAGACTCCAACACTTCCTGATGAACTTATAGAGTCAAATTTATTATTATAAGATAATGACCCTGAAATTGTAGTTGTTCCAGAGATAACTCCGAAATCTTTTTTATTTAAATAGGTAGAAGCACCTAGTACTGAAGTTGTACCGCTAGAGACTAGTGAGTCATTATTATTAGTTCTAACTTCAGTTCCAGTAACTCCACTTGTAGTATTTAAGAGTGCTAATAATAATGACATTTATGTTTATACCACTACTTAAATATAGTGGGTATCAAACATCACATTAGTAAAGATAACTTGAGAGGCTGTAGTAGTACCTTGAATAAACTTAGCGCAAGCACCGACCCATTCACCTGGATTTACAACTATAGGTGATGTAAACTTAACATCTATATCAACTTCTCGTTGACCTACAGCAGCACCTATAATCCAAGATTGCATACCGACTGGAACTCTTCTCCATGATTTAGCTGTAGCAGTTACAAAAGAACCAGTATCTGCTTGAGCTAATGATGGTATAGAGCCACCTGTTGCACCATATGCCAATGACCAAGATAGTGTACTGGCTGTACCAGCAACAGCAGCACCGATGTTAACTGATGATACTCTCATTCCTGTTATAACAAGCCTACGAGGAGTCTGTGCTACGCCACCTGTAGGGACTTGGAAGTTAGTAACCATACCATCAACACCTGGTACAGTGGCAGTAATACCTACTTGACCGCCAAGACCTGTAGATAATGCTACAGTCTGTGATAATGAGCCACCTGTTACAGTAGTTGCACCAGCAGCATTAGGAAACACAGCAGTAGTACCTAAAGTGCCGCCATCTTGCCCTTGTGAACCCATCAAACCAAGCATTGCTTGCTGTTGAGAGATCGGAATATTATAGTTAAGATCTATTGCGTTTATAAAGACATCAGATACTTTAAAAGTAGTGGCAGATGTTACAGCAGCAGCGTTTCTATTGGAGATAGTAAATGGAAGAGCTGTAGTTGTAAAAGGCTGTCCATTACCTGCTGGAGTAGAGATTTCTCCTAGAAGGTGTGGCTCAGAGCCCTGTGGTGCTACATAGAACTCTACTTCGTTCTCATGACATTTAATATAGAAGGTATAGTTTACACCTACAGATGGCGTAAAAGCTGAGAAAACTGATGTTGCAGTTTCTGTACCATTATATAAAAGAACACCATATAATCCAGCAGATGTCCAACGTATAAATACACCATCTCCAGGTACAGCATTAGCTACTCCAAGAAACAGGCCTGTTTCAAATACCTGGTTTGCTGGTACTGCTAGAGAAGTTTGAGCAGAAAAGGATACATTTATGCCACTTCCACCACGAAGGGCAAAGTGCGCCCATGTTTGTAGATAACAGTGAGTAGTTGTAGTTCCTGTAGCATTTGCATTAACGTTCAAGAATCCAGAGGATTGTGTCATTGTTTGAGTAACAAAGACATGTTTCCATAGAGAGGTATTCTGAGCTGTAGCGTTGAATGTATAGTCGAACAGTGGAGTCTCTTGTCCTACATTTAACGCTTTATTAGCAGTAACTCTTGGAGACATCCTATAAGGGACTCCAGAAGTATATGTGCCATCTGAGTTCTCGAAAGCATGAACAGCATAGCCTGCATTTGCTAGAGTTGCACTACCTCCAGTAACTCTTAATTCATTAGTTGCTGTAACCTCAGCACCATTTCCAGAGGAACTCCCTCTTATATTTGCGTCTAACGCCATATTAATCTGCCCATATATATCTAATAGTAAAAGTGCCAGTAAGTTTTTCTAGACTTCTAGCGTAAATTGTAAATCCTGTACCGGCAGTAGCTACTCCACAGGTAACAGAGCATACTGTACCTAGATAGCGGTGATCGGAGGCTGTATGACTAGATGAAGTATCACCTCCAAAGATATATGCTTCAGCAGAGGATGTAGAAGAGATTGTAGTTTGACCTGTTACGTCTACTTGTGCTTCATTAGAGCCTGGTAATGCTCCGAAGTCTATGGTAGCTGATCCTGATCCTGTAGCCATTAGTTAACCCATAAGTATTTAATTAAGAACTTTCCTGACATCTTTTGTTTACTTCTTGCATGGATGGTCATAGAGCCATTGAAAGCTTCACATGAGAGCTTTATAAATAATGGAGCATATCTATGGTCTGATACTGAGTGATCTGTTGTAGAACCATAGCCTATAAAGTAAGAATCTGCTTTAGATGTAGATAAAATGGCAGGATTTGTTATAGTTATAGAGGCTTCGTTATTATTATTTTTAAAGTCTAGTAGGATCACTCCATGTTGTGGGTTTACATCAGAGCCGGTAGAAGATACACTATCGCCTTTATTACGATAGATGGTAGCAATACTTGATGGATTTTTTAAAAACCATTTTCTACTTCTAAGTGGATAATACAGTTCAAATCGATTTCCTGGATCAGCTAAGTAGGCCGCCTCTGCCGCTGACATGGCTTTAGACCATATGCAGACCTCTCCAATAGAACCAGTAAAAAACCCTTGAATAAGGTTATTATCTTGTATGGCACCAATTAGTAAATAACTAGGTGTACCAGCAGGAGTGACATTTGTTGTATCCGTAGTTCCAGGTTTACCGTTTAAATACGTTGTTCTACTTGTAGCACTTAGTTGAGAAGCTAAACAATGTTGTAGTTTACCCGCTACTATTCCAGTAACTGATGCAGTCCCATTAGTGCCCTGGCCTACAGCAATCCATCTTAAAGAGCCAGCAGTAATATCGAATTGGAACCTATTAATAGAGCCTACAGTAGGATCGCCAAATGAACTAAGACCTCCTGCACCTGTATTTGCTGGTACAGCCCACGCACTAACAGTTAAAGGTGATGAATAGATAGAAGGCGGTGAATTACTTAATAATCTATCTGAAATACCATTATATGTATTAGCAGGTGATCCATCAGGAAGTATTATAGGTGAGCTTGTCCCTGTTGCATTTTTACCCGATACTAAATCTTGTGCGTATGATCGACTAGATACTCCACCTAAGGGATACCAGTTAACAAGCTGTTGCGCCTGCCAACAGTCTTTATTGATGGTAAACGGACCCGATGGGAATTTTGACTTATCCCATATTCGCTGCATTATGTACCTAACTCATCTGTAGTAACTTCGTACAGAATATTATCATTATTAACGTTAGTAGTAGCTTGTCCAAGATTATTCTGTAAGAGTATCTTATATGCCCAAGGGGGTCTTTGTATAAATCTAGGAGTTGAACGCATTATAAATGGGCCAACACTAGATATACTAGGCCAATAGATTATAAAGTCAGGAGAGTTAGTTGGTAAGTTTGTACCACTATCACTTAGTATATTAGTTCCATCAATAATATCTAAGAACCAGCCTTTTAGGTAAGGTACACCAGTTACAGCAACTCCAGACTTCCCTTTAGCCATATATGAACAGAACAAAGGTCTTGGGGAGGCTGGAGTTATAACTGGAGTAATGACATATGTACCACTTGCTAAGTTTTTAAGATCAGCACCGCCGCCATCACCAGAAGTTCCAGTAGAGTCTATTACATTAACTGCACTACTAGGTGCAGCCCAGCTAAATTCAGTACTCATGGTTGTGGGAACCTCTGCATAATATAAGGCATTTCAGCATATTGAATAGTATGTTCAAAGTTTAGATCGCCTGGAGTTGCAGCAGTACCTGTTCCAGTAGCAAATATATGCTCTGCATTAGTAGCAAATCTTTGGATTATAGTCTTAACAGCCGCTAACCCGACGTTGCCTGTTGAGCCATCCATAACATTAGATACGTTCTTTCCAGAGGGGACTGCTGTCAATGCATCGAATAGCCAGGCTCGTGTATTAGCGTTAATTGTCGCTACATAGCCAGTAGTACCAAGCACTAATTGCAAGTTCATCTGCTTTCCTTGGCAAGCTATCATCCAGTTGGCAGCGTCTTGACCTGCTCCGGCCACTGGATTAACTGGTGTAAAGTTAGCACCGACAATAGCCGCCTGAATATCACTAACCGGCGTGCTTGACCGCCATACAACAAATGTTGAAGGTGCATTAAGCCAATCAGCTCCTTTAGTCTCATCTCCTATAGCAAGAGCTGCTGCAAGAGTTGTATCAATAGCGGCCTGTGCGAGTACAGCAGAGTGCATAGCAATAATCTGAGCCTGAGTATAGAAACCCATTATGCATTACCTTCTGTAACTACAAAGGAGGTAACAGAGACTGGCTGAGTGATTACAATTGTAGTCGTCGTTAAGTTTAGATCTGTTCCAAATGTACCATTACCAGATACAGCACCAGTATTATTAATAGATAGGGTAATAGTTGTACCAGAGATGTTAACAATAGTTGCTCCAGTAGCTATGCCAGTTCCACTTGCAGTCATACCAATAGCAAGACCAGTATTAGAGCCGACAGTAATTGTTGCAGCACCAGATGATCCAGTGGCAGTAGTTACAACCTGCACTCCAACATTACCATCTAGAACATGAGTAGTACCATCTGACTTAACTATACGGAACCATGTAGCAGTTCCAGAAGCATTAGCAGAAGAGTCTTGAGTGATAGCATTTAGAGTTAATACACCACCAGATGCCCCAGGTGCAAAGGTAGCATTACATGTAAGCTCTGCTAATAGTGTTGTAGCTGTACCACCTGTAGCCGGTCTAGTAGAATCATAGATTCTTAAGAAAGCAGAAGCACCAGCTCCAGTTGTAATTTGATCTAAACGAGCATTTCTAATTGTAGCATTATAGCTAAGAGCCATTTATATTTCCTTAAGAGTAGTTTTCTAGTATTATATTATCTGGGAGAAGAGTTACTTCTTCAGTCTTTTTTTCTTCTATATGCTCTATTTTAATAGGCTCTGAAGAGTAATTAATTATATTAAAGATAGGAGAGGTGTCCTCTTTCTTCTCTTGGAACATACCAAGATGTTTGCCTATCTGTGTTAAAGCTTGTATACGTGCAGAGTGATTAGAGCCACTTCCCTCTCTAGTAGCCTCCTTATATAACTTCTCCATAATTAAATCTGGAGTTAGCATTAAAGATTCAGCTCTTTCCTGTAGAGCTAGAGAGATATGAAATTGTACATTCTCTCTACGAGAATATGGATTATCTTCTCTAGGATTCTTTAGATTAGGAGTGACGGCAGTATGAGCCCTAGGATGAGAATGAGTAGAGAGATAAGTTCTAACATACAACTTCTCTAAAGCATCTAGTCTAGGGGCTCTAATAGAGACTATATTTTCTTCCTCTTTAACTTCCATATTATTCGATTGGAGGAGGGTAGTCTACAGGACAGATAGGTTGTTTATTATTATTAGCTAAACAGAACATGCAGAAAGGTTGAGATGGAGCTAAGACTCTATTGCATACAGGGCATACCCAACCTCTAGGAGTAGCTAATTGACTCTCATCTACTGGAGAGATAGAGTATGGTCTTCTAGAAGCTAGGTCTATAGAGTACTCCTTCATATATCTTCCTTGATCTCATAACGATCATAATTCTGGGGGAGAGATGGAGAATCAGAGAGTTCTAATAGTTTGACCATCTTAGTCACTATAACTTCTGAGTCTGCTTGAATGCCTATAATTCCTTTATAGGATATATCATTCTTATAGTAGAATACTACTTTATAAGATTTCATTTTTTTCCTGCATTAGCATTACGCTTAAAAGATCTATTACTAGATTTAGATTTAACTCTAAGATTAGAAGAAGAGTTATTATTAGCATTAGTATCTTTATGATCTACATCCATACCATCTCCTAGTCTAACTCTACCTTTCTTCATAAGTTTATATCTAGCTCTACCTCTAGAAGCTCTCTTAGCTTTCTGAGTATCAGAGGAATGATAATTAGAATATTCTTTTTTATAATCTCTTACATAATTTTTAGATGAAGGCATATAAGATCTTTATTTCTTTAAATGTATTAATTAATAAGTCTAGCTTATTCATAGCTTCTATAGTACTCAATCTTCTATCCTTATAGTATCTTAATTAAGTCTATCATTAAGACTCTATAGTGTATTATAGTATTCCCGGAGGGCCTAATAGTCTTTTAGACAGTATTATTTCGAATAAGTTCAATTACTATATTTAAATATTATTATCAATACTCCAGTATCTATCTAGATATATTATATATAGTAGGAAGTATATCTTTGCTTACTTTTTTAAAGTAAGAATAGACTTACTTCTTAATTACTTAATTATAAAAGTATATAATCTTTAATCTTAATAAATTATAGATAGACAACTTTTATTAAAGAAAGTTCAATCTATAAATCTATTTTATAATTTTTATTTTTATATTTTTTAAAACTCTTAAATACCTATAAATATAGAACAAATACAGAACATAGAGAATCTATTATATATATTATATCTTATCTCTTTTACTCCTTAATAAAAAGTGCCCCTGGAAGCTCTGGAAGGTATATTAAAAACTATTTTATATATTAAGTAAGACAGGCCTGCTCTATATTAAGTTATTATTTTTATTATGTATATTAGTTAAGACAGGTATGTGACATGGATTATATAGTACATATAGTCAAGATACTCTCTATCTCTAACCTTCCCCCCTAGGTCTTGACAGGATCTCCTAGACATGTCATCATGATGAGGTACTCTTTCCTTGTCAGATCCTCACAGTGCACTTTAACATAGAATTATGTGAAAACTTGACAAGATCTTTTTCTCATGTTATAATGTATTAGCCGCCAAGCCTGATGAGTATATTAAGTCTATAGGGATAGGCTAGGGTCTATTAGATTCTATTAGTTATGACAGAATGAGTAAGTTGGAGTATAGATAGGTCATTGATATATATGAGATACTATATATAGTAGATAGGTTTTGATATGTATACTATATCTAGTGTTTCTATAGTTTCTAACCTACATACATATAATGTAATATACAACCTGTTATCTCTCTAGGCTATTGCAATTCTCTTTTATATGTGATTTAATAGAGTCCAGTTGGGAAAGTTAGCCCGGATGGATTCGGGAGGGTTGTAAAGGTTTTACAATCCTGATATACTGTTTACCAGTTAAAGAGTTTTAGGCTTTAACTAGGGTTTAATAAATCTTGTTAAACCTGCTAGAATGTATACCAGATTGAATGATTCAGTCTGAATTAAAGAGTGTAGGATTTAGCATATAAAAGACTAGTCTATCAGCAGTGGACTAGCTAAAGCATATCAAAACTTTAAGGGACTATCTATATTCGTATAGATAAACGAGCAATTGAAACTATTGCGGTTCGAGTGTGAATAGGCTTTAATCTTTTAAGATTAGAGTCAGCCTTTAAATAGGAATATTCGATAACACCGGCATATGGAAATAATAAAAACTTTTATGTTTTGAAAGTGTACAGTTTATTGATTGTACACTTTCGATTAACTAAAAGGTTCTATTTAGAGTCTTTTACTTAATTATTAACATGGGGTTATTATGAAAACTAAACTAGACAAACAAAATCATTTAGATAGATTAGCTCTCAGATTTAAAAGAGCTGATAATTTTAGTGATTATACCCGTCTCAGACTCTTAAGAAGGTTAAGCCGGTATGCTCTTAAATGGAACATTACTGATAATATAGGTGTCTTATGAAGCAAGCAAAGCGGCTATTGAGCCAAACTAAACAAATAGTAGTAACTCGAAAACTTTTCGATGAAATGTTATCTGTTAAGAATCTTTTTAACAGTGTAAATGTATCAAAAGCAAAAGAGTTATTCACTAGTAAAGAGACTAAAAATCAAGTTTATTTTAGGACTATAGATTACGTCGAATCTCATAACTCAGGAATAATCAAAGGCAGAACTCTAAATAAACATGGCATTCAAATTCATGTGCAGTTCGATTCTACTCGTAAAATTTGGATTGAGGCTGCATAATGAAAATATTTTATATAACCGACTTACTGACAAGTAAAATTAAAGTTATACTAGGTTTCAAAAGACATTTAGATGTAGTAAAACTAGCTTATAAGCTAGGCTACACTAAATTTATAGTTAACTAATTCCCTCCTAAGGAATATGCCTATCATTCTGCAAAGTTTGATAGGCTTTTTTATGCCTTAAGATTTAATTCAAATAGGCTTTATATTAGAGTCTATTTATCATTAACTTTTAATAGGAATTATTATGAATATGTCCCAAGAAAAAACTAAATCACTACTCTCAATTGAGCGTAAACTTAAAGACTTCTCTAAAAAGTTTACTACAATTCAAGAAACAGTACACTCTATCTTAATTGATAGTGTCATTCACACTTACAAGTATAAAGGTGATGAGGCTGTATTGATGGTCTTAGATTCTATTACCCATTTAAAAGGTTTTGCTAGGGTTGAAGCAGTTGCCTACTGGTATAAACATATTTCAGGATTAGAGCCTAGCTATGATGAAAAGAGTGAAACTTGGTCTGTTAAGTTTTCTAAACTTTCAGAGTCAAAAGCCTTCAAAGAGGTAAGGTTCACCTTTAATGCAGATCATTTGAACACATTCTGTAAGGCAGATAAATATAGATTCTATAAGATTGCTCCTGTCGAAGTAAAAGAACTGAAATTGCCTGATGACCTGAGTAAGATTGTTTTAGGTGCTGAAATTCAGATGGCTCGTGCATTGGTAGCTGGTACTGTAACACTTGAAGAAGTACAACAAGCCTGCTTAGATATGTTCGAGAAAGTTAAATCTTTAGAGAATGACAAGAAAGTAAAAGATTGGGTAAGTAATTATCTAGCTCAGGAAGCTGCTAAAAATGCCCCTAGCTCAACGAAAGAAGAAGAGCCTAGCACTGTCTCAGCTACTGACTTTAGAGACTCTCTAAATCAATCTGATGAAGTAACTCCAGAGTTTGTAAAAGAGCTACTCTCTGAAGGTATGGATGGGTTCTATTTTACAACTACTGACAACCAGTCTTTAGCTGCTGCTTTAATGAATTAACCGAAACGGACAAGGATGTCCATCACTCACTAAGCCTATGCTTTTCATAAAGATAACAATCATAATTTCAGTTGTCCTAATCCTATTAAATGCTATATTTTATAGTAAGGAATAATTATGTTTACTCACTCTGAATACCTAACACTAAAGAAAGTAGTAGATTCTATAGATAAACAAGAGCTATCTAAATCTGAATCTCACGATCTATCACAACTACTCTACAAAGTACATAAGAATGTAACTAAGGAGGATAGATGATTAAATTACTTATTATATCTATAGTTATTATAGTTGTAATGATCTTAGCTGAATTAATAAGTAAGAGAATGAGATGAAACTTCTTACTACTAAAGATCAAGCTACTGCCTCTGTCTTATTACAGAATATAAAGATAAGATTAAAACAGATAAAGTCTTATACGCTAGAAGATGATAAGCTAATAAATCTTAGACTAGAAGAGATAGACTCTAAGATAGAATCACTCTATTCTTTACTAGACCTATAGAGGAGTATTTATGAAACTACTATTAACTAAAGATAAGAAGTATCTTAAAACATATCTCAATATTATCTATTATAAACTTAAACAGATACATAAAGAGAATGAAGATAATCACTCTATAGATTCTAAGTTAAATGATATTGACTTATATATGGATAAGATTTATTCCCTATTAGATCTATAGATTATATAGAACTCCATAGCCTCTCGGGGACATGAGTATTATACCATACCTTTTTTAATTTGTCAAGAGGTCTTATGAAAGCTATAAACTTTATATTCTCACTAGGCCTTTCACCTAGAACAATTATCACTGGATTTGCTACTGTCTTTGTAGTAGCCTTCCATGTTATAGCAGGTCTTTATATACTTAAAGGCAAGAAAGATTAACTTACTAAAAGGAAAACTAAATGTTAGAACTCATACAACAGCTAGCCCGTTCTGGAGCCGTCTTTATAATCTTTCCTGTATTCATGGGGTTGATTGCTATTGCTAAATATAGTAAGTCTTTAGATAAAGATGAATGAAAGTATCCTTTACACAATAACAGTTATCATCTTACTCTTTATTAGCTATGCCTATGTAAGCAATCAAGATTTTAATGATCAACACTTAACTTCAAATTCAATGAAGGAATAATAATGCAAAAGCCTACACAAATCCGTAAAGACAATTCAACATGGTCTTTTGTAGATCATAATGAAACTATCATCATGTCTAGTAGCAATATATGTTTAGTTACTCAACGTATGACTGCTCTTGAAGAATATTGCAATGCACTTGAAAGAGATATAGTTAGAATAAGTAAAGCACTAGAAGTAACTTATGATTAACATCTTAATAACACCTATCGGTCTCTTACTCGCTATAGTTAATACTCTATTTATTAAAAGATTACTAATATCTTTAGTATTAATAGTTAGTACATTTCTTATCACTAAACAAGCTTACTGTAAAGAGATAGATATAAATAAAGAATATGTCAAATGTATCGCAGAAGAAATTAAACACTCAGAAATTAGGCAGGCTCGACTACTATCAGGTTATACATGTATTGTAGAATATGATCTTAGATTAAATCCTAATCATAAGTTTGAGATTAAAGAGCATATTAGGCCGTTAAGAGATGGCTATAAATGAAAAGACCAACTGAAATAAAATATAATACAGGCCAATTCTCATTTATAGATTGCTATGATAAAGTTAATGTAGCTTATAACATTCAAGATGCTATTGAATTACAACTTAGAGCTTTTGAGAGTTATAGTGTAGAACTAGAAAGAGAGATTGTCAGATTAAAGGAGAAACTTGATGAATAAAGAATTAGTGGCAGTATATGGTACATTGAAGAAAGGTGAGTCTAATCATTATCTACTTAAAGATAGTACATTTGTAGCTGAAGGAATTACCAACGAAGAGTATGATATGGTATCTATGGGATCATTCCCTAGCATTATATCAGGGGGTAAGATTATTAAGGTAGAGATATATGAGGTTGATGAGGCTACTTTAAAAAGATTAGACCAGTTAGAAGGCCACCCTCATTTCTACCGTAGAGATAAGGTTGAGGTATTTAATAATGGTATTACGTATAGCCCTTATATTTATAAAGTAGTAAAAGAGGAGACTATTCTTAATAGGCCTAGAATATCTCCAGACTCTACAGTAATCGACTGGTCTTATAAGAATAAAGTAAGCCTATCAGAGTTGATAGGGTGTGGGTGTTAATATGATCTTTATACAACGTAGAAAATATCACAAAGGTAATAAGAACGAGCTATCTCATCTCTACTCTACACAAATTGCTCTATCTTTAGGTCTTAAAATATATACACCTAGAATTAAACCTAAAGATAAAATGCAACCTATGATTAATTGGGGGTGTAGTAGTATACCTTGGTTGCGATCTGGTATTCTTTTTAACCACCCTTGGAGTGTTTCATGTGCTATTAATAAGATAGCTACTTTAAGACTGTTTGAAGATTATAATATTAATACAGTTCAATGGACACTACAACCTGAACTAGCAGAAATGTTCTTTGATAATAATAGTAAAGCTATAGTATTTTGTAGAACTAAGATTAATGGATCAGGTGGATCTGGAATTGTTATAGCTAGAAATCCTGATGAGTTAGTAGAGGCTGGCTTATATACCTTATATATTCCTAAGATGTGGGAATATAGAGTTCATGTAGTCTCTGGGAATGTAATACACATCCAACAGAAGAAGAGGAAGGCTGGTATAGATAATCAGCTAGTACGTTGCCATGGGAATGGCTATTACTTTTCTACGAATCTTAAGCATGACTTAGACTCTGATATTTATCAAGCAGTAGTAGGTATAGGGGTAAGGTCTGTTTCTTCCTTAGGCCTTGATTTTGGAGCTGTAGATGTTATTGTAACTAAAGAGGGAGAAGTATACGCACTAGAAGTTAATACATCTCCAGGTTTAGAGGGTAATACTGTACAGAAATATATAGATGCTTTTAAGATACATTACTTATAGGAAAACATGATGAATAAATATTTAAAAGTTGGTTCAGATCCAGAAGCTTTTTTAAGAGATAAGAAAGGAAAGTTAGTATCTGCTATTAAGTATATCCCAGGTACTAAATATTCTCCTCATAAAACTAATCATGGTTATATTCAGCATGATAATATCTTAGCTGAGTTTAATAGTATTCCAGCAGATAATAAACTAGACTTTATTAATAATCATCGTCTTATTATAAAAGATTTAGAAGAAGTATTAAAGCCTTTAGATCTTAAGTTAGATTTTATTGCTAGTAGCCTATGCACTAAATCACTACTATCAGATCCATTGGCTCAGTTGGCCGGTTGTGAACCTGACTTTGATGTGTGGAATTGGAGAGAGAATGTAAAGGTAGACTACTCTAAAACTAATAAGAGAGCAGCAGGAGGCCATTTACATATATCATTTGATCAAGCTGAAGGCAGTTATGAGAATAGAGCTAAGTTCGTTAAAGCTTTAGATTTAGTATTAGGTGTACCTAGTGTCCTATTAGATGATGATATAGATAGGAGGTCACTCTATGGTAAAGCAGGGTCTTTTAGACCTAAAGATACTCTTAATGAAGATCCGTACGATGGGGTGGAGTATCGTACCCTATCTAATTTCTGGCTTAGATCAGAAGGGTTGATGGGTTGGGTATTTGACAGTGTTAAGAGAGTATATGATAACTTAGAAGAGCTTAGCGAGATAGCCATCTTCGAAAAAGCTCATATAGTTCAATGCATTAATCAGTCTGATAAGAATTTAGCAGAGATTATTATGACAAGGAATAACTTGTATGCTTGAGACAGCGCATGATTTAACAGTAAAGTATTCTAAATGTTTTGTAAAATACAAAGATTCTATTATAAGAGTAGAAGAGTTCACTCAAGATGGTTCAGAATCTCCGATATACATTTACTATAATACATTTAAAAATAAAAACTTGTTATCAGTTCCATCTATCCTCTTTAATCAAGAGGAGTATGATTTTACTTTACCTAAATTAGGATTTATAAATATAAAAGATAGTGTAGTAAATGTAACACGTAAACATAAGAGAGATTCTAGTTCTAGGTTTAAAAGAGCTCTTCATTTAGACACTATAGCTTATAAGGATCTTTCATATGTAGAAAAAAGCTATATGTCACTTAGCTATAGTGATCCTATAACAAAAATAGTAGATGATCTATTCAACCCTAAGTTCTATACTTTTGAGGAAGCTATAGAATCAGTGCTTACACTGGCTAGGCTATCAACTGCCATTACCCCATCAATAGCCATTAAACTTAATGGAATTACTAATACTATGGATCTAGTTAAAAACTCATGGTCTATAGGGTCTTTTAATGTAGATGAGGGTCTCTTTGAACTAAATATAAATATATTTAATGAAGAATTATCAGATCTAGGAATACCTTTTAGGAGAAAATATGACTCAGCTATATAATGTTCTAGGTAAGAAGGTAGACCGTCTTTTATATCAGACTGACCTCACTCTTCTATCTAATACAGATGCAATAGGCGTTGAAGTTGAGATTGAAAATTGTAGATATGATTTCTCTACATCTAACAAAGAAGAGCCAAGACTTAGTAGATTTAGATACTCTAATGCTTGTTCTCTAAATGAGCTGTCTACTTTCTGGCATGTTATTAAGGATGGTTCTTTAAGAGATGGAGCTGAATTCACATTTAATCAACCTTTAAAAGGGGCTAATATAACAGCAGCCTTAAATGATTTACACATGTTTTTTGAAGGGTATATATATAAGAATAAACAAGTAGAGCCTAGTGATCGTACATCAGTACATGTTCACTTAGATTTTAGAGACAACAGTGAGAAGGAAGTTCTGAATTTTATTATGATATATCTTATGGTAGAGAGGGTTATCTTTACATATTGTAATATTAATAGATCTAAGAATAACTATTGCAGACCATTGACTGATTCTGACTTCATGTTACTATTAAAAGATTTTAGATATTATTCAGAGAATGGATTGTTTCCACATCTAGTTGATGCTATTAGAAATACTTGTGATAAATACTCTGCACTTAATATCTTACCTTTGTCTAATTATGGTAGTGTTGAGTTTAGGCATCATCAAGGTACATCAGATATTAATAGTCTTAAAAATTGGATTAATATTATATTCTCAATTAAAAATGCATCTCTTAAGTATACTATAACAGACCTAATAGATTACTACGATAGATGGGGTATTAAAGTTCTGTCTTTAATATTTAAAGGAAGTGTATTTGAACCCTTATCTAATAATAGAGATATGAATATTCTATTAAGGAAGGGTATTACAGATGTTAAAGAAGTTATATATTATGAGAAGTTATATGCAACTAAACCTAAGATAAGTAGAGTTAAATATGGTAAAGACTCTTTACTTAAGGCATATGCAGATAAAAATAATATAAGTAAAACTAATGAACCTAATATAGTACTTAATGCAGAAAATATCTTTAATGATCTATTTGATGCACCTATCTCGTTTGATCAAGCAACACCTACGGAGTTAGACTAATGTGTGGAATAGTTGGATATATAAATAAAGAAAAACCTGGATCAAAGCTATACCCTACTACCTTTGATAAAGTATTCAATCAAATGTTGATATGTGATAGTGTTAGAGGTTTGCATTCAACGGGGCTACTAACTGTTACTAATCAAGGTGTGTCTAGCAGTTATAAGAAGTCATTGAATGCGATAGACTTCCTAGAAATGCCAGTTACTAAAAGACTAATATCACACAATAATACTTTTGTAGTAGGACATAATAGATTTGCTACAACTGGAAGTATAAATGATACTAATGCACATCCGTTTTCTCATGGAGATATTACCCTATTCCATAATGGAACTTTAAACAGTCATAATCTTCTAAACAAAGAGAACTATACTGTAGACTCTGAAGCTATTACAGCTAACTTTAGTAAGTCATTGAATATAAAAGAATCTTTAGAGTCTTTAAAAGGTGCATATTCTCTGGTATGGTATGATGATGCCCTCCAAACCTTAAACTTTGCTAGAAATAAAGAGAGGCCAATGTATTTTGCTACTATTAAAGGTAGTAAATCTACTTTCTTTGCAAGTGAAAAAGGTATGCTAGAATGGTTACTTATTAGAAATGATATAGACTATGAAAGTATTACATCAACAAAAGAAGGAGTTCATATTGCTATAAAGACAATCGGAGATGATGATGTCTTTATTAATAAATTTAGTCCTCATACTCATGATACATATGACTACTCGAATTATTACTCTACAAAAAAGGTTGTCTTATTGCCAAAGAAAGAAGAGGCAAAAGATAAAGGTTTTTTGTTAAAGCAAGGGAATATATCAGTTATTGCAAAGAAATTTGTGGCTTATCAGAATGGAAATAACTATGGCTATATTTCTTGTACTTATTTAGGTGAAGATATTAATGTTACTGGTATAAATAGGAATGAAGCAGAATCCCTATTAGATAAATTAATAGATATTAGGGTCACCTCTGTAACATCTAGCAATGCTTACGCAACCTTAATAGGTCTATCTAAGAAAAAAAAGGAACTAGTTCTAGTAACAACAGAAGAGGATGAAGAAGATGATGAGTTATGGGAAAAACAAATAGAACACTACTATCAGAGCTTACACGGTAAATCAGATCCAAACATAAAGCATTGTAAGAACTGTTGTGAAACTTTAAGCTCTATAAGTAGTCAATTTAATAGGGATTACTGCGATCCTTGTTATAATTCAATTAGTGAGTGTATGTAATGTCAAAAATAGAAATAAAAAACAGATACTCAGGAAATGTAATTTTTTCTCATGAAATAGAAGAAAACAATATTGCTTTAACAGTAAAGATAGCTATTGATTTAAAAGTAAGTTTATCTAGGGCTGATTTATCCAGAGCTGATTTATCCAGAGCTGATTTATCCAGAGCTAATTTATCCAGAGCTAATTTATCCAGAGCTAATTTATCCGAAGCTGATCTATACAGAGCTAATTTATCTGTAGCTGATTTAGCCTTAGCTAATTTATCTGGAGCTAATTTATCTGTAGCTAATTTATCTGGAGCTAATTTATCTGGAGCTAATCTATCTGGAGCTAATTTATACGGAGCTAATTTATCTGTAGCTAATTTATCTGGAGCTAATTTATCTGGAGCTAATTTATACGGAGCTAATTTATCTGTAGCTAATTTATCTGGAGCTAATTTATCTGGAGCTAATTTATCCAGATCGATTGGAAACTGTAAAGAAATTAAATCAATCCATGCTGATAAATGGATCATCACTTTTAACTCTGAGTTTATGTTTATAGGATGCCAAAAACATAAAATATCAGACTGGTTTTTGTTTGACGATGAACAAATATCAAGTATGCATATAGATGCATTAAAATTT